AGGCCCTTCGCGGGCAATACCATGCAGTAGACGTTCTTTCCAGTAAGCTGCTTACCCCGATGGGGTATGGTGGCGAGGAAGGACGTGCTAAATACAATAAGCTCAGTAAGGAACGCAGAGCAGAGATATACAAACAGGCTCTGCTCCAGAAACAGATTGTTCAGCTAGGCCAGGCACAGGCAGCCTCATTTACCGGGCAACTAGATAAGCTGAAAGAAGCTACTAACCAATTCTTGGGCAGAATTGGCACAGGTTTATTCGCTGCATCCAAAGAAACATTGGTGGCGGCGAATAAATGGATTGTCGAGCATGCGAAAGAGATTGAAGCGGTTGCCGAAGATGTCGGTGCGCGGATCGTTGCAACAATAGAAGCTGCCTGGGAGGTGTTTGCGGATTTCGGTACTGTGTTGGCCGGCGTATACCGCGAAATGAAGCCAATTGTAGAGACTGCTCTAGATTTATTCGGAATATTCTTCAGTGGGCAGGATATTCTTAGGGGCGTTATTGGCTTGTTATCCGCTCTCGCTGTACGTTGGTTTATTGTAGGCTTTAAGGCGCAGTGGGCGAACATCATGATGTTCGGCAAGATTACCCTACTGATCAAGCTCTATGAAAAACTGAAGGAATATATCGGAGAAATCCCGGCTGCTATAATTGCGATTACAACAGCCCTAGTCGTGTTCTGGCCGGGACTGTTCAAAAAATTAGCGAGTTGGTCACTTGAACTTTTCGGCGTATCGCGCGGCTATAGGGCTGTAGCCGCAGCAGCGCGTGATGCAACGGCTGCGGCAGCGGATTACGGTGTAGTTGCTATGAACGGGCAGATGGCGGCACCTGGAAGTGGCGTCAATGGCCCAGGAGTCGTGGCGGCAGGTGGAGCAGGTCGGGCAGCAGGTGGAGCAGGTCGGGCGGCAGGCGGGGGCGGTAACTTCCTTAGAGATTGGTTGCTTCCCACGGTAATATTTTCAGCAGGTATGGATTATCTAAAAGATAAGGTCGGCGAAGCTCCAGGCGGCTTGGAAGATACTATGAAGGGGGCGCTAAGTGGCCTTCCTTGGATGGTGGGCAACTACGGGGCACCTGAACTAAAGGCAGGAGCAGAGCCCGTTAGCTCCACCAGTAACATCAACATCACCGTCAATAATGCCGCAGCAAAAGACCCTAATGAGCTAGCTGACACAATCGCTGCTAAGGTCAAGGAAGTTACGGATATGCAACTCCGCGCAGCCTCACGCAGCCTAGGCGGGAGTAGAAAATGACCCTAGATCTTGATCTGAATAGTGTTACCGTCACGAAAGTCCCGAAGCTGGACATTGGTGAGGTTACCGTCACGTCCCTTGGAGTCCCTGGTAACACAACCACAACTGTCGCCTCTCCCAACGAAAAGCGCGCCGAGTCGTTTAGTCCGGACCCTAATGCATCGTTCGTCATGATCGATACGTTCTGGATTGATGTGTTTATTAAGGAAGATCATACCTTCACTAATGAAGTGACGGATTTCCCTGTAGAATCTGGCGGCAGTATCTCAGATAACATTCGCCCTAGACCGACGACTCTGACTGTCGAAGGGGTGGTGAGTAATACACCAGTCAGTCCTCAACTGGTACAGCGCAACGAGTCCTATGGCAAGAAATCCGCAGAATTTGCCTATGCCCTTCTACTCAGCGTGTGGAATCGCCGCGATACCGTTACCATTCGCACATCCCTAGCTACATTCAAAAACATGGCGCTGGAAGAACTGTCCATCCCCCGCAGTGCCGGGCACCCAGACGCGTTCATTTTTACAGCAAAGTTTAAGCAGATCAAGACAACTACCAACGCGCGTACTGTCGTACGAACCTCGACACCTATCTGCCGTGCTCGAAAGAAAGTAAACAAGGCGACTCCGATCATCAATCCGTTCGGGGTTAAAGGTCTATATATCAATAAGCGCACCGGTATTTGGTTTGACCCGCATATCAATTCTTGGCGCTATGCTGCTAGCTGGGATAGAGACCAGGCATTCACCAGTAGGCTAAGATCATTCTCGGATAACCACGAGATATACTCCCCCGCATCTGGCATTATTTGGGTTGTTGTCAGAGGCAGACCGCTAGGTATCACAAAGAACGAATGGGAAACCTTGGTAGATATGCATCATTCGGGGGACGAAGATCCTGCCCTAAAAGCAATATTGCCAGCACATTTCGCAAGTGTAAACGGCACAGAAGTTCCTAGTGGGGCTACGGGTTTCAATGCAGCTATTCGTGGTGCATGGGCAGATATCATCCTGGTACCGTCAAAAGACACGGTAGGTTACTTCACCGATCAGGGAGCGACCGCTTTCACAGTAGGCAACGTAGAATAACATGCCGGCACTAATACCACTAATTCCTGGCGAGAATAACTATCAACTCGGAGTCCCCCTTGGGGGGGTCACGTACCTGATCACGGTACGTTGGAATTCCAGAGATTCTGCCTGGTATATGGATCTAGCGGAGGATAACGGCACCATGATCATGGCGGGCATGAAGATTGTGCTTGGTCTTAATATCGGTAGTCGCAGTGCACACCCGTTTTTTCGACTAAATAGGTTCACTGCAAGAGATATGTCAGGCAGTAATATAGACGCAAACTACGATGATCTAGGTACCCGAGTAGTATTGGAGTTCGGCACATTCCCTGATGATTTGAGTAGTCTGGTAATCCTATGACTGAGGATTTCACTTCAAGTAAGCTTAGGCATTTTCGCCGCACGGCGCATGTTATCGTGAAACGTGCGTCCGTACCTGTTAGCACGGACAACTTCACAGTTACTACACAATCTGAGACTGTAGACATTAGTGATTTGCGGATACGATTCGAGGTTAAGCATACATTAAAAAAGCACCCTAACACTTGCGATATCCGAATCAGCAATCTGAATAAGGCATCACGTGGAGCCTTGGAACAGAAACCTCTAATGATCTATCTAGAGGCAGGTTATGACGGCGTGAACCGGTTGCTGTTCCAGGGCGATGCACATTTCGTCATGTCGAAGCAGGAAGGTTCCGATTGGTCGACACTGTTACAGATCGGGGATGGCGATCGTACTTTCGTTTCTTCAAGAGTAAATAGATCCTATAACGCGGGGGCTAATGTCAAGAACGTCATTCGTGACGTTGCTAAGAGTATGGGATTAACGTTGCCCAGTAATATTGAGATATCCCCACTGTTGGACGCGCAGTTCACAACAGGAATCATCGTACATGGGACAGCCAGGGACGAATTGACACGACTACTGGCTCCCTACGGCTATAACTGGTCCATCCAGCACGGCCGGTTGCAGATACTGCAAGATGAAGAGGTACGCGCCGACGCGCCAATCATCATCAGTGAGGATACGGGGATGATCGGCACGCCGGAATTCGGCTCGCCCACCCATACAGGTAAGAATCCACACATGACTGTTAAGATGCTGTTGTACCCGGAAATCCAACCAGGAAGACAGGTAACTATCCGGAGCCGCGATGTTAACGGTGTTTTTCGTGTTGAATCTGTGACGCACCAGGGAGATACTCACGGAGAAGACTGGTTCACAGAAATAGAAGTTAAACCGATCGCAGCCGATGCAAGCACAGGCAAGCCTAACACGGCTCTAGGAGAAGCACTCTTCGGACTCAGTGTGAGTCAGATTATTGCGGACGGCGCCATGCTTCGGTTGAAAAGCGGTAATTGGTGGTAAATATTTACCGTAAATACCCGATGTATTTGATATTGCTCGGCTAACTGGACAAATAGCAATTCCTGTGCCATACTTGCCCGGAGGAGTATGTCCCAGGACTTCGATCTAACTGACGTTATCGAGATTGCGCTGGATAACCGCTTACACAGTGTCCACACGCAAATGCCGGGCACTATCGTGAGCTACAATAGCACACGACAGACGGCATCTGTTAAGCCTGCTATCTATACTGTAATCAATAACGAAGACGGTAATCGCTTCGTAATACCACACCCTGTACTACCAGATGTACCGGTGGTGTTCCCTGCGGGAGGTAACTTCCGCATGACTATGCCTGTGAAACCCGGAGATCAATGTGTCCTACACTTCTCCGAACTGCCCCTGCGCAATTGGCGCCTTTTTGGAAAAGCAGGAGATCCTGGAAGTGATGAGCGTTTTGGCATGAACGATGCTTGGGCAGTAGTCGGTAAGAGTGCTTACGCAAATCATTGGAGAACAGCAACCACAGATAGCATCAATCTCGGGCACGACGACGGTGCACAAGTAGATATCAGTGAGACCGAGGTAAATCTCGGGGATATCGTGGGTACCGATTCGGTAGCTACGAAGATTGATTTAAACCAAATCATCACAGCACTCTCTAGTGCTGCAACCTTGCTTGCAAGTGGCAGTCCTCCGACTCCTCCGAATCCTGATGGTGCGGCTGCATTGCTGGCTTTTAAATCAGCACTGTTAGCAATCGGCTTCCCTGTTTGTTCTTCTATCGTCAAGGCCGCACGTTAACCCATGCCCCTACCGTTAGCCACAGATCCCCGCGACCTACTGCTCGATACGAATAACGATATCGTTATCGGTACAGATTTGGTGTTCTCTTACGGGATTGCTGCAATCGTGCAAAGTGCCCGCATTGCACTGCAAATGTTTGCAGGGGAGTGGTTTGCTGACCTTGATGCAGGCATCCCTTACTGGCAAAGCATCCTAGGAGCGAAGCCCGTAATCGCCGCAGCCGCTGCGCGTGTCGCGTTTCGGGATGAACTACTTGAAGTGGCTGGTGTTATTGATGTTCTTCGTATTGATGTGGTGTTCGATGCACCTACGCGCACGATGAGCATCTCCTGGCAAGCCCTGACGGCGCTAGGTGAGACTCCGAATGACCTAATCCAACTGGAGATCGCATGACGACATTCGGATTAACTGATGCCGGCTTTGTGCCGATGACGTTCGATAATATCCGTCAAGATCTGATCTTAGCATTGCAGGCTGCATTCGGCGCTTCGATCGACCTCGGCAATAAGTCTATCTTCGGACAGCTCACCGCGATTATCGCAGAGCGCATGGCCCTCCTCTGGGAGATGGCTGAAGCCGTGAATTCGTCTCAGGATCCGGACAAAGCTACAGGTGCCGGGCTCGATGCACTCTGTGTACTTACCGGCACATTCCGTCCTCCTGCGTCGTATTCCACGGTAACGCTTACGCTGACAGGTACGCCGACTGCTGTAGTTACTGCCGGTAAACACGTAGCGACTGCAAGTACAGCGAAGGCGTTCGCTACAATTGCAAGCGGCACCATCACGGCACTCAATGCATGGGTGACCCTTACACCCTATATCGTAGGTAATCGTGTTACTGCAAATGCGCGTTGCTACCAGTGCATCACGGCAGGCACGAGCGGCGCCTTGGCACCTTCTACAACGCTTGCGGACATTACGGATGGAACAGCGCATTGGGCATATTTGGGCGAAGGTACCGGTGCCATTGATGTAGCTGCGATGGCTACGGTGACCGGACCGATTACCGCAGCAGCCCGAGACATTACTGAAATCCAGGATGCTGTTGCTGGCTGGTCTAGTGTGATTAACGTACTAGATGCGGCACCTGGTAGTAACGTAGCTACCGATGCAACACTGCGCACATTGCGCGATCTGGAGCTGAGTAGTGCAGGCAGATCAACGATCGATGCCATCATTGCGGCTCTATCGAACATCACCGATGTTGCTTCGGTGAAACTGTTTGTCAATAACACAGACCTAACAGATGCGGCCGGTGTGCCTCCACATGCGATCGAGGCCCTTGTGCGCCGTGTGGGTGATACCTATAACGCCACTTTCGATCAGGCTGTGTGGGACGCATTGCTGGCTAATGTCGCCGCGGGCATCGTGACGGCAGGACTACAGACCGGTACTAGCACTGATTCACAGGGTGTGACTCACACCATGAAATATACTCGCCCTACGGCGGTACCGATCTATATCGCGGTCACACTGGTCAAGGATCCTGCCCTGTATCCTACCGACGGTGATGCTCAGGTCAAGCAGGCGATTGTCGACTGGGGTAACTTGCAGCCTATTGGCAAGGATGCCGTGGCGTCCGCTATCACGGCACAGGTATTCAAGGTCATTGGAGTACTCGATGTGACAACCTGTTTCATTGATGACGTACCAGCCCCGGCTACCAGTGCAACGGTAGCTATCGATCTTAGGCACCTGGCCACGTACGACACCTCGCGTATTACGGTCACTACCTCGAACGGAACACCGTGAATAAGAAACTAATAGCCTTTCTAACTGTCTTCGCCGCACTGTTCATCAGTGTAGTCGCGGGCGCGCAGCCCGTATTCCCGACCGGCATCCAACGCGTCGCGCACGATACGACGATGTCGGGCTCTGGCACGACGACGAACAACCTCGGAGTCAACGTCTCGTGTGGTGCTGGATCGGCGGTTCAGTCAGCTACGGGTGGCGTCGTCTCGTGTATCACCGCGGGCGGCACCACGACCGGCACCGGCACCACGAACACGCTCGCGATGTGGACAGGCACGAGCACGCTTGGTGACTCGCCGCTACTCTATAACGGGACGACGACGCTCTCGACGGCGAAGGACTTCACCGTCACCGGCACGACGACGCTCGGCTCGTTCGTCGGCACCGTCGAAACCGTTGCCACGGCTGGCACGATCGACAACCTCCCGCTAGGCGCAACCACCACGGTGCTCCGTCTCACCGCCGCGACGCTGCTCAACGGCGTGAACGGCGGTGTTAGCGGGCGGATGCTCACGATCTTCAACGACTCAGGAGCCACCCTACCGATCGTGAATGAAGCGGGCACGTCGGCGGTCGGATCTAGGTTCGCGCTGGCCTCTGGCGTCGCGCTGCGCATTGCGCCGTATGGCACGGCGTCGTGCTTCTACGACGGAACCGGCACGCGCTGGCGTTGTGAGGACGACTACATCCTTACGCAGCTCTCGACCACGGGCAGCGCCACGATCGGCAACGCGCTCACCGTCACCAGCGGTGCTCTCACCGTCAGCTCGGGCTTTATCAGCGGCACGTTCGGCGGCGGTGGAGCCGCGGCGCAGTTTGTCTACAACGGCACCGCGCAGGTCGCCGATCGCTACTCGACCTATGCCATCAACTCGGCCACGCTCGACGCGACCGCTGCTGGTCGTATCGCCTACGGCGTCTACTCCACCGTGAACGCGAGCCGTAGTGCTGGCGCGAACAACGTCACCGACATCGCGCTATACGGGACGGCGACCGGTGGCCAGGTCAACTACGCGCTCAAGACCGACGACGGCGACGTGTGGCTCAACGCCACGAGCGGCACCACGAAGATCAGCGGCGCAGCGACGCTTTCGAGCACACTCAACGTCACCGGACTCTCGACGCTGGCCGGCACGGTCATCACAGGGAGCCTCGGCGACGCGGTCAACATCACGCACAACGCCACCGCGCAGGTCGTGTCGCGCAACGGCGTGCTGCTCACCGACTCTACGACCTACGACACGACGGCAGGCGTGATCACCGGCTACGGGCTCAAGGTCGTGGGCACGGGCGCACGCTCGGCCGGCGCCAACAACCTGACGAACGTCGGTATCTACTCAACGGTGTCCGGTGGCCAGGTCAACTACGCGCTCAAGACCGACGACGGCGACGTGTGGCTCAACGCCACGAGCGGCACCACGAAGATCAGCGGCGCAGCGACGTTCTCCGGTAACGTCACCATGGGTACCTCGACGGCGCTGCTCTCAGTTAAGAGCGGTCACATCAGCGGCGGTACGACGATCGCAGTTGGTACGCTGACGTGTGGCACCTCGCCAGCGATCATCGGTACCGATCTCGCGTTCGAGGTGACGATCGGCACGGGGTCGCCTGCGTCTTGCACGATCCCGTTCAACGTGACGTGGTCGAGTAAGCCGACCTGCGTCATCTCGAACCAGAACGGCACCATCGGATTCACGTACACCACCAGCACGACCAACGTCGTGATCAGTGGAGACGGAGTTAGTGGTCACGTCTACGACGTCATTTGCCACAACTAAGGAGAACCCCATGCCCGCCAAGATCCCGTCCCAAGCCAAGATCGCCGCATTCGTCGCCCTCGTCCTCGCGGGCAGCGTCGTCACCGTCGGCGTCGTCCGTGACGGCGACGTCGACCCATCGACGAGCGACGCAGGCGTCGCTATCGATGCCGATCTCAGCGTCAAGCTCACTGACCTCGGCACCGAGCCAGTGCCTCCTGGCAAGCTCGTGACCACCGAGGTGAACTTCGAGCCCGGCACGACCGTGGTCGGCGCCCCGGAGCTGACCGGCGAGGCGATCGGCTGCTTCGCCGTGCTCGGCGCGGGGAAGGTCCCCAACACCGACACCTACCGCGTCGTCGCGCAGAACACGTGCCCTGGTGTGCATCGGTTCACGGCGAATATCCACTACCAGAAGACGCCATAAGTTCCGAGGGGCCTGCCTATGACCGCCATACTTAAGAACGAGCCTAATGCCACACTGCGGGTCGCTTGTCCGATTCCATTCTACAACCTGGACGGGCAACTCTTTACAGGGCAGACGTTCTTGACTGCTAGCGGCGAGGTACAGACTTATACGATGGTAGGCGGATGGGTCGCGGCAGCCAACAACGCTGCTGCGCTGGGTTCCGGTGGTAACTACTCGTATCAATATTCGCAGGCCGAGACGAACGATAACACGATCATCGGGGTTCGGCTTATTAAGGCCGGTTACGCAACGGTGTATTTCTGGAATCCGATCATACCAACATCGACTGCTGCGGATGTGTGGGATGTGGCACGAGCTGGTCACGCGACAGCAGGTACCTTCGGAGAGGGTGTCGGCGTCGTCACGATGGCAACAGCGGCAGCGAACACGGTGCGCGACGCTATCATGAACTACGCCCACGATACTGGGGTCACGATTAAGGGCGCATTCCGCAGATTGGATTCACTGATTGCCGGGAAAGCCACAGGCATGAAGGGTGCAGTGGCTAAGTTCTTCATGCGTGACGGGATCACGGAAGCTATTTCGGCCCCGCAAGACACGGCAGCCGGAACGCGTAGCACTGCGACAGTAGCAGGAAGTGAATTGTGAGTTACCTAGGAGGCTATCTAGGTGGCGACTCTACACCCGCCACAACCCCCACGACTGCTACTGTTCCCTCGGTAGTAGTGTCCCCTTACGTCCCTACAGCCCTTGCTTATGTAGACCACGTCCAGGAGGCTCTGAACCGGCTGTGCGAGCAATTCAAGGGAGCTGACTAATGCCTTCCAATGTCCAAAAACTATTGACCGCGCTTATCGGTCCAACACAGAACATCGAGAACGCGCTACAGCAGCTACTCACACTTAGATCCGTGGATACAGCGACTGGCGATCAGCTAGATATCATCGGTAAACTCGTAGCGCAGCCACGAGATGGTCTAGATGATGCCACCTACCGACGCTATATTCGCGCCAGGATTTCTACACATAGATCGGCTGGCAGCACCGAAGATGTTATCAAGATTGCAGATTTAATCATCTATGATGACACGGCAACCTACGTAGTGGATACTCAGGGGTATGCTGGCTATGTGCTAAGGATCGAGAATCTTGCGATAAATACCACTCTGGCAAACGCCCTCCTAGCCTTTTTGCAGGACGCGACAAGTGCGGGAGTACGTGTTATAGTTGAATATTCTGACCAGCTCCCGGCGACGTGGTTCACGTGGGACACTGCCGGGCTGGGCTGGGACAACGGTAAGCTGATCGGTGCAATAGACTAATGACTACACGCCCAACTTCATACCCCGAGTGGGGCAGCAATCTTTCGAACGTTGTAGAGCCTTTGGCTGGACAGAAGGCTTCCGGCTGGGCCGTGGGACAGACCGGTGTCGGCTCCTACGAGAACTGGAAAGCCAACCTAGTAGATAACTGGCTGCGTTACCTAGACGAACGGGTCACGACCGGGGTCCAGCATATCCCTGCAACGGCAGGCGCACTCACTGCTTGGCCGTCACACGTCAAGTACCTGCCGTTCTTGGATGCGACGGATGCCCCGGAAACCCCTGCTTCAACGCACATCCACACGCAGACGTCGGGATCGTACACGCTTGCGGCAGACGGACGAGCAATCTACTTCCCGATTGATCTTGAAACCGGAGATGTGATTACTAGCTACTCGTTAGGCGTTAATAAGACCACAGGCGCTGCGGTTGTACTGAACTCCCAGCTTATCTATACCGAAACGGGTGTGGAGAATGCTACCGCAGGCTATACAGTGGCGAACAGCTCCGCAGCTCCGGGCCTCGTACAGTTGACACCGTCCCCTACCCCCAGCCCTGCCATCGTGGTCGCGGGACGGACGTACTACATCAAATTCTTCCTCTCGGGCACCTTGAACACCGGAGACGTGATCTACACGGCACAGGTCACATACAGTCGTCCGACTTCTGCACTGTTCGGCGACTTCCGCTGGCGCCCGCGCGCTGTTGGCGAAACTTTCACTGTTCCGATTTCTATGCGTGAGGGTGCGAAGCTTACCGGTGTAGAAGCACTGTGCACCGCCTCTGGGCCTGGCGACACGATGTCGATGAAGATATACCGCAATGTCTCAACGGTTGGCGGGGCTGCCTTTGGAACAAGGACTCAGCTAGGTACTACGCAGACCAGTACGGGGACCGGGTTCACCGAATCGATAGCAGTGACCGGGCTCACGGACGTGGCTGCTGCATACTCCCAGTACTACGCAGAATTCACGGTAGTCTCACTATCCGTCCCCGCCACCGGTTCACTCTGGCTAGACGGTATCTACGTAACCACTACCCTGGGCTAAGTGATGACGGATGAAGAAGTACAGGCCGCTAAGAGGGCAAGACTGAAGAAGTATCGGATGTATGCACTCATTGCAGGTGTCACCCTAGCCCTGTGTTGTAAGGCATTGCCACACGATTACCAGGCACCATGTGCCGCAATAGCAAAGCTGTGTACGGGAGGATTCTGATGACTAAGAAACTATTTGCCTTTTTATCTGTAGTCTTTATGGGACTACTCGCTTTTTCTGCCACTGCTCATGCATCCGATGCAGTAGCATCCGGCGATGGCTCGCTTGTGGATCTAGCTAAGCCTGTATTCGATGCCATCATGCATAGTCAGTGGTGGGTAGCAGCCTCCCTCGTCCTCGTGCTGTTAGTTGCTGGTTTCAAGCGGTATGCTACTGGCAAAGCTAGCGAGTTCGCGCATTCGGATGTTGGTGGTTCGACACTGATCTTGCTAGGTGCTTTTGGTAGTGCCTTTGCTACCGGATTAATGGCGACCGGTACCGGGGCTTTCTCCTTCGCAGTAGCCAAGACTGCACTCAAAGTTGCTATCGGTGCAGCCGGTGGATATTCGCTACTCAAGAAGCTCCTTGCGCCCATTTTGACAAAGTTGAGTGCCAAAGCCCCTGCCTGGGCCAAAGCCCCTCTAACGATGCTCCTGTGGGTTCTAGATACGCCTAGCGCGGCCACGAAGGCGGCTGCGGCCGGGCAGAAGGCAGTTGAAGCAAAGCCCGCAGAAGGTGTTACTGCGATTACTGGCGAACCCGAAGATCTGTAGGTCTCTGTGGGCGTCTTCCATAAATCGGTCGTGTCAGCAGTGGTTGCCGTAGGAGTTCTCCTCGCTTCTACGGGGGCTGCCGCTGACACGACCACTATTCTTCCAGAAAGCCAGACTCCGATCCGCGCCCACGAGCCGGCACAGGTCTGCATCCGGGGCGCAGTCCCTGCTCGCTGTGCAGACGTGCCTCCTGGGGTATATGTCCCAGAAGGTCGCTGGGAAGCCCTGGATGTTGAGATGCGGCGACTCCAGGACCAGGAGACTCGGCTAAGTGCCGAGAACAAAAGTTTGCGTGAAAGTGCAGGATCTTGGCAGCCTGGCTGGTACACATTGACAGCTACCCTACTCACCGGTCTCGTCGGTGGGTGGTATCTCCACGAAAAACTATAGCCCGCCAAGAGTTCTAACCTGGCAGAGGTATAACTATGGCCAGGCGAACCTGTTCTAAGTGTGGACTTACGCGAGAGATTGGGGAATTCTCTAAGGATTCCAGTCAGCCGTCTGGCTACAAGTCTCAATGTCAGCCCTGTCGTAACGAGAGTAACCGCATTGCTCGTGAGATCAGGACGAAAGCGGCGAAGGCTAGAGAGCCTATGACACGTAAGTGGCCTAATGTAGAGGCGTTTGACACCGAACACGCCGAAGCTGATGCCCGTAGAGCATCCGACTTTGAGCCCATGACACATTCGGATTTCTCAAACGAGTTTGGCACTGCTATTGCTAATCAGCGCAAAGAAACACCTGCCGAACGTGCCGAACGTCAGAGGGCTGCACGTGAACGCAGACAAGAGTTTAATCGTCGCATGGGGGAATTTGCCTCCGATTTTAGAGATTCTGCTGCTGTGGCAGCTCAAGGCAGCAGTACTATTGGGGAAATATTACCTCCACAACATGCGGAGTATATTAGCCTGCTCGCTGAACAGGAGCGCCGTTTCGGTAATCGACGCTGGGCCAGATCGATTGCGCTAGCAGAAGCGCACGAACAGCTTTCCCGTGAAGCTATGATCTTTGTAGCGGAGAAGTATTTCAGCAATAAAGTTACACCCGCAGGGTACGCTTGTGCGCCGCATAACGACAGGGCTGCGCGATCAGTCTGTTTGCTACTTTCGGATCTACATCTAGGAAGTGAACTGGATTCCCTGGATGAACCTGTAACCTTCAACGCTACACAAGAAGCAAGGCGCCTAGAATATATTCTCCGGCAGTTCATAGATTATAAGCCTCAATATCGAGCGCATAGTGAGGCACTGCTCATATTTAACGGAGACATGATTGAGGGCATGTTGCTGCATGATCTTCGATCTGGGGCACCACTTACAGAACAGAAAGCTATCTTCTGGTCGTACATGCGTGCGTTCATAGCGAATATCGCACAGCATTTTCCTTCGGTGCGAATTGTTTGCCAGCCAGGCAATCACGGCAGGGATAAAGTCAGACACCCGGGGCGTGCTACATCCCGTAAATGGGACGGACACGAGTTTGAAATGTACATCGCCCTCAAGGCCATGTGCCTAGACTTGAAGAATGTTGCTTGGCAGATAGACTTCAGGGCAGTGTCCCTGGTGAATCTATACGGGTCTACACTCGGAGTTACTCACGGGGATACCGAGGTAAAGTTAGGTGATCCTGATGCTAAAGCCCGAGAGAATGCGCGAACGCTGGATCGTATCAATTCGACGCATATATACGGTGCCGAGATAGACGCATGGGTATTCGGGCACTACCACAAGCCTCGTTATATTCCAGGGATCCCCAAGGTTCTCTGGAACGGTGCTCTGGTTCCTCCGAATGGCTATGCTCGTTCGGCAGGATACATAGGTGAACCGACCGGGCAGTGGATGTGGGAAGCCGTAGAAGGTTATCCTATTGGTGATGTTAGGTTTATCGAGGTAGGTGCGTCACAAGACAACGATGAGAAACTAGGGTCGATCATCCAACCATTCCGGTTTATCGAATAGCCATGCCGGTGGGTTAAGTTATAGGGCCATAGCTAAACTCTTCGGGGTTGCGCTGGGTACAGTATTTTCAGCAGTTCAGGGTAAAACCTGGAATAACGTGGAGTAACTATTAGTGACTTTCTATATTCGTAAACGCAATGGTAAGACAGAGCAGCAGTTCGATATCAGCAAAATCATCAATGCAATACAGGGCGCCTGGATTGAAGTTTATGGTTCTGTAGATGCTGCAAAGATTGACGATATCGCCCAAGACTTGACCTACAGCCTGTGCTGTGATGAGAAAGATGACCTGGTCGTTGATGTCGAGACGATTCAGGACGCTGTAGAGGTTGCACTCATGCGCGCTGGTGAGCACAAGGTTGCTCGTGCGTACATTGTGTTCCGAGATAACCGCGCCAAGGATCGCCAGCGCAAACAGCCGGATCCAGATGGTATTTCGAACTACATCCATGCCAGCAAGTATGCACGGTACCAGGAAGATCTAGGTAGACGCGAAACTTACGCAGAAACAATCGCGCGCGTCGAAGATATGCATGTGCGGAAGTTCCCGGCATTTGCGGAGGATACCAAGGCAGCATTTGACTTCGTCCGAGAGAAACGATTGCTTCCCAGCATGCGCAGCCTCCAGTTCGGAGGCACGGCCATGGAAGCGAACAATTGCCGGGGATTCAATTGTAGTGCCACCCTCATCGATCGCCCGCGTGCATTTTCAGAAGCACTCTATCTGCTGCTGTGTGGTTGCGGCGTGGGTTATTCCGTGCAGTTCCGGCATGTCGAGAAGCTCCCTGCCATCGCTCGCCAGGGTAACCGCGTAGAACACCACGTCGTACAGGACACCATCGAGGGCTGGGCGAACGCCGCCTATGCCCTAATCTGCGGTGCCATCAGCGGTGATTACGTCGAATTCGCGTACCACCTAGTGCGGGATCGCGGTGAAGTCTTGAAGACCAGCGGTGGGCGAGCCCCGGGACATGTTCCTCTGCGTCAAGCCCTTGAACGCGCTCGCGGGATTTTGCTGGGTGCGCAGGGACGACAGTTACGACCAATCGAAGTCCATGAAATTCTTTGCCATTTCGCAGATGCCGTGCGTGCTGGCGGTATTCGCCGCTCGGCAATGATTGCACTATTCTCGCTAGATGACGGCGAGATGCTGAACTGCAAGTCCGATGCAAGCTGGTTCGATAAGAAGCCGTGGCTGGCACGCGCAAACAACAGTGTCGTACTCAAGCGAGATGAGGTTAGCGAGGAGCAGTTCCGACGCATCTTCAAGATGACACGCAACTTTGGTGAACCTGGTTTCGTGTTCACCGAGGACTGGGATCATGCTCGCAATCCGTGCTCGGAAGCCGGGCTAGATCCGGTACTCGTTCTGGAGAACGGAACCCGCCTAACAGGCTGGAGTTTCTGCAACCTTTGCGAAATCAATGCTGCATCACTCACCAGCCTAGAAGATTTCATGGCGGTTGGCAAGGCTGCCGCATTAATCGGGACCCTACAGGCTTCGTATACAGATATGCCTTATCTGGGGCAAGTTACGGAGAGAATTGTTCGTCGAGATGCCCTGCTAGGGATTGGCATGACCGGGATGCAGGATGCCCCTGGTATCGCATTGAACCCGGAATACCAGCGCCTAGTTGCCGAGACAATCGTCTACTGGAACAACTACTACGCTGAGGCTCTTGGGATTAATTCTGCCGCACGTACCACGCTCGTGAAGCCTTCCGGCACTACAACCCTGGAATTGATGTGTAAGGCAACCCCTGCAATCGGTTCGGGCATCCACGCGCATCATCACGGCAAATTCATTCGGCGCGTGACGGCAGATGAACTGGAGGCTCCGTTTCAGCATTTCCGTAAGAAGAACCCAACCATGTGTGCGCAGCGCCCCGATGGATCCTGGTGCATCGAATACCCTGTACAGGTCGGTGAGGGCGCGACACTGCGAGGAACGCAGACCGCGATCGAGTTCCTGGACCAAGTCCGTTCGACCGAGCTGCACTGGGTATCTCCGGGCACCACACGCGGTAACTTGCGACACAGCGTATCTAACACGGTTACCGTGAAGGATAACGAATGGGATGCTGTAGCGGACTATCTGTGGCAGAACCGCTGGGACATGACCAACGCATCGTTCCTTCCTGATACAGGAGACACGCTATATTCGTTCGCCCCCTTCGAAGCGATTAAGACTCCAGAACAGGAGCGCCGCTGGCGCGAACTAGCAGATGCCTACGAGGTCGTGGACTACACCGAGATGGTAGAATCTGGCGATGCTACCGACCTTGGCGGCGAGGCTGCTTGCGCAGGAGGTGCTTGTGAACGTTAGTCTCGCAGAAGCAGTTATAGAGATCATGATAGAACGGCTTACCAAATTATTGAAGCTGGACTCCTGCCAAATAGGCATTGTACGTGAAGCCATGCGAGACTCTTTCTTCGCTGCTTATGGGGAGTTGCCGTGATCCTATCTATCGACCCGGGTATGAACCATCCCGCTGCCGCACTGTTCGAAGACCGTAAGCTTGTCCGGGCTGCACGGGTACGCCTTCCGATTACGCTAAAGCGGCTTCCTGTCGGGGAACGTTGTCGGCGTATCGCCAAACTCATCGCGGAGACTACGGAGCAGTGGGCCGGTGGCAAGGGTAGAATCAGGCACGCAGTAATTGAGTGGCCGCGTACATACGGTCACGGAAAGTCCAAAGGCGATTCCGCTGACTTGTTTCCACTGGCTGCCATCGGCTGTGCTGTAGGCGCTTTACTGGATGTAGAGATTACATCCTACCTGCCCCAGGAATGGATTGGGCAGGTGCGCAAATTCGAAAAAGGCGACCCCTGGGAATCTCCTAGAGGCCAGATGATCGCCCGCAGATTGTCAGAGAACGAGCGCGAGTGTGTGACAGACAGTCACGACGCGATTGATGCCGTTGGCATCGGCTTGAAGTACCTGGGGCGCCTAGAGCCTGTCCGGGTATTTCCTGGTGCTACGCCGGGCTAGTCGTCCGGGTAATTAGCTCCGCCTGCATATCTTTGTTTGCGAAGCATCTCTCGCAACTCGTTCCGCCGCGCACACACAGCCGGATCAGCCTTGTGCGGAGGTTCACCTCCACTATACTGGTATAGTGTATTGAGCTGGTAAATCCGCATCTCGCAGGCTTTTAGTTCCGTTATAAGTTCGGTTCGCGTCATTGTGCTTACGGACGATAATTCATGTACTCTGCCCGCCTTGGATGAATCGGCCCATCAGGCTTGATCCCTAGCGGGTTTTCTGTGTAGCCCTCATACCACGGGGCTTTCGAGTTGGCACTGATTCGGCAGAACTGCCTCTTAGTGAGCTTAGTCATGGGCAGAGCCTCATGCACAGCCATCTGCGAGCACCAGTACACGATATTGGGCTGCATGTGGATTTCGGAATTACGATCGAAATCTTCGGGTTGGAAATGAGAGCAATCCGTAATCGTTGTTTTGTGTGATGGTAATATCCTTTGTTCCAAAAAGGATTGCCACTTGTTCTAAAACACCATACTCCACATGTTGGCACTGTACACGAATCTTAAACTTGTGTGGTTCGAAGGCCGATGCTGTATACCTCACGCGTTCTACTTCACATCCATATTCAGGAAAACAGACTTTTGCACATGCTTTGGCTCGTTCTAGATTGATCACTACCTGGCCTCCGCAGACGCACCGACGCAGACCTCATCGCACGATACAACCTGCGATGGGACCAGTGTCGTACTTCCGTCAAATCCGACCACCGGCATAAATACGGTATGTACTTCGCAGTTCCGCTTCTCGACGTGACCACCGTTGTCAGTGCACTTAGACCAATCCTTACACCCCGACAATAGGGCTAGAGCTAGTAGTACCCTAGTCATGGCGTCTCCTCGTCGTCTCCATCATCGCCTTCATCGTCGTATGCGACGGCTTCTACAAGAGCTAGATGGAGTTCATCTGCACGCTTGCCGGCTTCCCGGAGATACGCCAGATGAACATGCCCTTCCTCGAGCTGACCTTGTAGGTACCCCAAGTAGTAGCAGAATGCACCCGCAATCATACATGCTACTACAGAAATTACGTCCGTCGTGGTCACTTCGACCATCCACAAAGATTACCGAAGCGAGTCGCTCGTTCCCGAGCCTCGCCCCAACTGATCATCTTTCCCGCGCTACGCGCACGCCAATAGGCATTCTTGGTGGCGCGATCGATGAGCTTATGATACTTTGACTTGGGTCCTCGCGTTCGCATGTTTATCTCCTTGTACAGGAGACAATCTCACATCAGCGGCTGCGCGTCAACATCTTTCTGCACGATTTCTACCGGCTCGGAAGTTCCTCCCAGCTTTTGCTCGGTAACATGATTCGCATCCACGATACCGTACTCGCTTGCCGCGTACCCCCGCAACTTCTTTTTGAGGGTATCTCGATTGCGCTGAAGTCGTGAATAGACGGCTGTTGGAGGAATTGCCATCTCCGCAGCGATCTCCTTGGCGGTCTGTTCCTGCACTGCGTAGCGGATCATGACCTCACGATTGCTGGGGTCCAACTGCCCGACTGCTTCGGATACCTCATCCCCTAAACTAGTGTCGACTATGGGGTATTCTCCCTTTTCGAACACTGCCTGCACGATATCTGCATGATGGTCTGCACGACACTTTGCTCGGAACTTATCCTTGCGGTACTGTGCAAAGTGGGTGTTGGTGACGATTAACATCAACCAACTCTTGACAGCATTTTCGCTTTCAGGTACGAATCTAGACCAGGCCCCCAATGCTCGAACCATGGCATCTTGTACCAGATCCAGCCCTCGCTGCCTATTCCCGGTCAGCCGGCGTGCTAGCCGCAGGGCAGCGTCGTAGTGGGGGAGACAATGTTCTTCGAACGCATATCCATTACTCATTAAACCTCAATATTATTCCCAACATAGGGCAGCGAATGTGCGTATTCCTACAGCTCCATCCGCATCCAGCCCATGCTGGCGCTGATATTTACTAACAGATTCTATCATAACATCATCGAATGTGCCAGGCGAGCCCTCGGCCATTTTTAGTTTTTTCTGCCCTAGGCGTCTTCTGAATTCCGATGCAGACATAGTGTGTTTTCGCGTATTGCATTCTGCGCAAGCAGGATACAGATTAGCCGGCCAGTTCGTGCCACCACGAGCCAGCGGTACAGCGTGATCTAGGTGCTCGAACGGGGTTTCTTTGCAATAAGCACACATACCGCCATAATATTCTATTCTGGCGTTAATCTGTGTGGCTGTAGCATGCCCTCGCGCATTCTTCGATCTCTCCTCATATTCTAGTCGTAATTCCCTCACTCTGCCGGGGTTATTTTTACGCCATTGTCTAACCACCTCTTTTCTACTATCTTTGTCCTTCGCATATCTCCTACGTTCATATTCCTTATGTTTTTCAGGGTTTTTGTTGCGATGTTGTCTGGCCTGTATCCTGAACTTATCCGGATCAGCCTCAAAGCGCTTTTTCCGTTGGTCTCTATACCTATCTGGGTTCTTTGCCCGACGTTTCCGTGCCTGTGACTGCTTAGCTTGTCTGGTTGCAGCATAGCGTGAACGCTCATATTTGCTCGCTGCCTCGCGGTCATTGTCACGCCTAGCTTTATTATACCTGCGATGAGCATCCTTACAGGCTATACAGCGACAGCCTCCGGTATACCCACTATTGGTGCCGCACGCTCTCATAGCCAGCACAGGTGCGAGAATGTACCTATACCTACACTACCGTCTATCTGGGTATTTATCTTGTTCTGGAACTCTTTAACGGCTTCTGCTGTTGCCGTATCAAATAGCCCTGGGGATCCTTCAGCCATGGCTAGTTTACGCTGGATCCAGCTAACAAAAGCCCCACGACAACCAACAGATTGTGTGTTAAAGCGGTTCACATCTACTGTACTGCTAAAACCCTTAAAATTAAGGGCATCACCCTGGTACTGCTGGATAGCCCACCAGCTAAATGGTGGTGGGATCGGCGGCTCCTTGGGTACTACTTTGTCCACCGACTGTCGCGCCTTGAGTCGGTACGCCGACTTTATCCAGGGGATGCAGTCAGATAGTTCAGCAGGAAGCTTGTTCTGCAAGTCCTCCCAGACAACTCGCTTGCTCGTGTAAATCATAGGGGCAGTGCCATACTCTTTACGCAATGCTCCAACAGCAGTCATGAGCCAGTTGATGACATCGGTCAGTTTCATGCCGGTAGTTGCGATTCCATTGCCAGGAAACTCTATATCGAGAGTAGGCGGCAGATCGACGCCAGGAACAATGCCACCAGCATTCTTCATCGCCCGTATGAAGGTGGCTACTTGCGCCTCCGGCGATGCGGCTTTAGGTGTGATGACCGGGAACATGTAAGCTCCCCGGACAATGTTAGCGGCTTTTATTGCCTCCCAATCCCGTTTGCATGTAGCATCCGGATAGGTATGGTAAGACCCTCGCAAAATCGCGAAAGTCAGCCCAGCAGCCTTCGCCTTAGAGAGGTCGGGGCTCTTATTTGAGTCCACAGCCGCGTAGTCTATTCCTATTTGCATTTTACCACGTAGTCCTTTAGCCAGAGATGAGATTCGACAAGTCCATCACCATAAGTAGTATCGGGTCACCTGATTCGGGGCAGGCACACCAATGCGTCCACACGAGACCGTTTGCCTCTGGTGGTGCGAAGGGTATCCAGAACTTGGTAAAATACAGGTCGTAATGATCTTTCTGGCAACGAGCGCAGTTAGCGATCCTTCTAATCAGCATATTTCCATTAGTTGTACTCGCGCTTCTGTGAACATCTGTGCGGCTAGTTTTTGGTCTTCTGCCCAGCGCGGGTTTACTTCGGAAGGACAGATTACGGTCGTGATGCCAGCCTGAATGATAAGTGCTGCACAGGCAGAACACGGGTGTAGTGTGCAGTATAGTGTACAACCGAGTAATGACCCATTAGCATTCAAAATTGCATTGGGTTCGGCATGTACAATGTACTTGTATTTCAAGGCACGATCTTCGTAACGTTCGACACAATCATCCACACCCCGAGGAAAGCCGTTGAAGCCGATCCCACGAATTATCTTGCGATCGTCTACGACCACTGCGCCTACCTTAGTGCTTGGATCTTTGGACCACGATGCCACTAATTCTGCCATCTGCTCGAAGCGTTGATGCCAATTCATTGCTGGACCTCCTGGCGCCCGCTACGTAAGGTAACAAAACGGTTATCTTTTGGAATGAACTCTTGCCATGTGGCTGCCCATGGTCCCCGAAAAGATAATACCCATGTAGTACCCTCGCTGACCACACGATGGAATGTATCTCGCGTGGTCACTACGGGACGTAGGCTAGGGCCGTAGGTCCTGGTTCGACCGTCGAGCATGTGTTCCACAACCTTGCCTCGGAGTACCCATGAAACACAGTCGAAGGCGTGTGAGTGGTACTCATCCCGACTGCCGTCCTCGAACTTTAGTAATACTGCGCTAAACAGTGACTTGATCTCTGCTAGCCAGTACCCGGTGACTGTGGATTTAGGTCCACCGTCTTTGCCTGCCTTAAATAGCTTCATCTCTGCACCTTGTCCATGGTGTACGAGAGTCTCGGCTCCGCACAGCCTGTCCCGTAGATATACCTGAAACCCAGGACTTCGCGGATGCCATAAGATCCAAGCTCGATACCACCGACTTTGCTGACAATATCGAAGGCTTGTGGGCCGGTCTGCACGACAGAGGTGTCCAGGTATCCTTCAAAAAAGTTATTGGCGCACTCGATCATTTCATGGAGCTGGCTAGGGACCACACCGTAGGTGACGATTAGTTCCACTTTCATGAAATACGGTCGGTGCAGTTCATCGTAGTCTTCGATGCGAAAACACGGAGTTATACACATCGCCCTGGGTAGTCGCTCACCGCCAAGTAGCATCTGGAGAAAACTCTGTTCCCCCGATGCTACCATATAGCGGTCTTCTGGCAATATCAGGATATCTGGAGCCCCTGGCGGCTTTGTGGCGTAGTACGCCTGCCTGCCTACGTACCAAGGTGCATCCTTGCGATATTCGTAGCCGTAACTCCCATAGTGGGATAGTGCCTCGCTGATGTGATCGTAGTTCACTTACGGTCTCCTGTCTGGAAGGCTCGTTCGGTGATTTCAGCCATGCAATACAGATCTCCCCATGTCATGCCGGGATAATACTTACGCAGATAGCCCGTAACCGCCCCCACTACATCCGCCAGTTCCATAAGTGCCATTAGGCGGCAGCCCTGGGCCTCAGAGTCCCTAAGTTCAAGTACCTCCTCTAGTATTTTAGAGGACTCCCCAAATGTTCCCTTCGGGATTTCTGTCAAGTGATAACCGCCGCTCATCGAATCTTACCCAAACAGCACTGTGCTGCGGCTTGCTCGACGGCGCGATGCAGTATATCTAAACCCCATTCGGGTACATCTAGTTTCAACGAATATGGGCACCGCTTCCATTCCGATTCGGATTGGTGGGTAGCATCAGCAGTGCTTGGATTCTTGGGGTTCTCGACCCTCCAGACGTATCCCGGATTACGCATCACGGCTTTGGCCTCGTTAACGAAACGCACATCACTAATTACAGCGATCAGTGGCCTTTCTTCGGCGATCTGATCTAGGATTGTCTTCCACCAGATATCTGGACCGAATACCCGTCTCACACCCTCCGTACCAATGTGCTGCATAAACCATCGTGGAGAATATCCGTAGCGTTCATCTACAGCTTCCTTGCTTTCGGTAGCTCCCCAAAGCTGTTCATCAGTAAACCCGAGCCCGTGTTTCAAGATTTCCTTGAGGGGGTTAGCAAAGGCATATTCCTTGGCCCCATAGTGCTCGACTAAGTACTTGGCACACTCTCCCTTACCTGAACCTGCTGGCCCTAGGAGCCCTATAACGATGGTCATTTCTTGGCACCCTTGGTGATTTCACTAAGCATTGCGAGCAATTCTTTGCGACCGTCTTCGGTCTGGAATAGCTTAACGAGATAGCGGATACTATCCGACGTAGGCTTACTTGGTGCAGGCTCTGGCTTCCTAGCATCCAGTAACTCGACCACTTTCTTGGCTACCTTCTCCACATCAGCATCTGTTAGACCGGATAGATGCCAGTATCCGGCATCCAGGTTTACCTTAATTGGCTGGTACGTGTTGGGGAACGGTTTATACGCCGGGACACAGGTGCACGGGAAATTGTGGCACAGGTTACACGGAATCCAGGTCATAGCTCTACTCCTCGGCTCTTTGCCCACGAGGCAATGATTGTTGGGTACATGTCCTTGACCAGATCTACCATAGCTCGTGCGTAGACCTGTACCTCCCACTGAGCATGCGGGTCGGTGCGCAATCCTACCAGATGTAGGAAGTTATGCATATCCATCCGACTATACCATTCTGTATAGGTACTTACCGGCAATACCGTGCGAGCCAGTTCAGGCGCAAGTCCTGCCGCTAGCAATCCTTCATATGCGTCGAAAGCCTGATTACAGGCGTGGCGCATGATCGTGGCACACTCTTCCGGACAATCCACAAGTTCCTGTGACGATCCCTGCTTATTGTTCTCGGCCTTCTTCTGCATGCGATCATTTGCAGGTATGTAGAACTCCCGTGCCGCCTGTACATAGCGGTACGAAATTTCATTAATTGATTGCATCCTGTGGCGCACTAACTGCCTGGCCACGAAGATTGGCAGCTTTACGTAGAACAGTAGCTGGATAAACTCCAGAGGAGTCGTGTGCTTATTCCTGACCAGATAATCTGTCAGTCTCGCATCTTCCTCTGGAGTGCGTTCTTTCTTATTCCTGAAGGAAGTTCGCGCTGTTCGCGCTGGAGTGCGATCGTCTCCCATGTGATCCACAAGAGCAACATACCCGTGGTCCAGACATTGAATTTCCCTGGTCATATCACATCCTCTAACTCCTGAGCCGCCCGGATCAGTCTGGCAGCCAGTACCATTGCCTCTCGGGGAGTCATCGTGTAATCATCCAGCGGATTCCCTGTGACCATATGTACAGTTAGTTCCTTCGGGTCCTTCTTCAAGTCGAACGAGACGTAGGCATCGCTTTCGATACCTAGCACGTAGTCAAGTTCCTCTACAGGCACGCCCATGTTTGGGATTACCGATACAGCGCGGTCATCCCAGAGTTCTCTCATGCTGCCACATTTATGTGCTTGCACTGGCAGTACGGCACCGATGTGCTTTCTGCACCAGTCCTGTATCATAACAGTCTGTATCCCGCGATCTATGTACTCAGGTGCCACACGTGCGGTTAGGATACGCACCTCTTCGCCATTCATCAACCAGCCACGAACACGTTCTACCATGTTTGGGATAGGTTCCCCGATGGTACGTACACCTTCCCCTGGCGTGTGATATGCCAACGTCCGATCGAGATCGACGCCTATATAACCTCTACTCATTCTCACTCCTTGCTGCCTTGATCCCAAGCGGATCTAGTTCTTGAAACCATAACTGTTTACGTTCTGCCAAATGTGGCTGTACTTTACGTGCTGCTCTAGGCCCGTCGTGGTGCCAGCCAACAGGGTGACTCATTCGTTCAAACTTCCAGCCGGCAGCCTTGAGGGAGGTTCCAGGCTCCTCTTTGAGGATGTAGGTTTGTATCCGCAGAAAGCCTAGTGCTTTTCCGGCCCTGGAGGCTGCCCCGTACAAATATGAGCAGGCATTCGGAGTCCCGTCAGTACACATTCTTGTGACTTCAAGCCAGTCGTACTGATGTTGTCCGCCAACAGGTCTGCCTACAATAACAACGCCGACCAGTTTCCCTTCTACATCTGCGCCCAGACTAAATCTGTGCCCCTGAATCTTTTTGGGATGACGATGCAGTTGTTCCACAAAAGCATTCGCCTCCTTCAATTCTACGTGCCTTAATTTCATTGGAGCGATGCCTAGTTGTCGCAACTAGCTGGTGCGTTGGGCGCACGGTCTCTTCCGACGCTATCGCAAGACACTAGACCAGCGCCCCCAGCATGCGAGAGTAGTACCGAGCCGTCTCCAGCGAGACCTCGATATCTGCCATCGCACGATGCTTAGCATTTTCGGCACCGTTACCGGCCGGTCTGTTCTTATAGACCTCGGGCCAGAAACCCTTGGCTAACTCGTTGATAGACGTCACATCGAGGTTCCGATAATGAAGTCGCTTGGTTACACCAGGCATATGTACATCTAGGAACGCCCGATCAAACGATACCGTGGAGCCTGCCAAGACAGGGGGGTCTTTTTTGCTTAGAATAGGGCAATGTGTTTCGATGAAGGTCGTTAGTAGCGTCTCCGCAGACTCTCCGTCCTTGGAGTTTACCGGGAGATTGCTTCGTAGCGACTCCATCCAGAGTCCGTTGCCGTAGTGCATATCCCTAACGACCTGGTGCATGCGGACGTACTCGTGGTGACGAGCGGCATCGGTCACACACTCCATGCGTGCAATTTCTCTTAGCTGATCATCGGTGATGATGCAGGCAACCTCTAGGATTTTCTCGGAGGTTGGCGCCAGGCCGGTAGTTTCTATATCTATAAAGCAACGCATAGTTTCCTTTCCTGGTAACTCAGGATATCCCTGCAAAGTACCAATGTAGCGTCTAGTCCGAAATTACCAAGCATATAGTTAACTCGCATCAATACAAATCTGATGTTATTAGGCTCATAGCCTATAGCACTATCTATGCGATCTATGCTGAGTGCATCCGGATCACGCCGAATAGTAGACAACAGTGTCATTGGGCGACCCGACACAGCGCAAACCCCGTTTTGTTCCTGATATATACTATATAGATCCTGCAAACCTATCGTGAAGGATAGATTCTTGAGGCGGGCTCTTGCTTTAGCATCTCTAAGGTGTATTCTCAGATGCCTTCCTAGAAGGTCATCATCTGCTGGGGTTTTGTTGTTATTTGCCCCATTAGCTCGTTTCTTCCTGTTCACTATTGAGCTTATGTTAATATTATCGGCATTTCTAAGATAGTAGTGTACTCCGTACTCCTTCATACACTCGATGCAGCGAGATGCTCTCCCTGAGCGCCGCCCTGAATGCCTATAAAACTGTATATTTTCCTTAACTTGAAGGCATCCTCCACAGTACAGTCTGCTATAATCATCTATGTGCTGTGCCCTATCTAACACGTTAGCTAATTCCCATCCTTCTCCCACGAGCGGACCTTACGATCTTCGGTTCCCCAGACTCGCCGAGCACCGGTAACCTCGCACTCGTATACGAATTCCCAAGCCGGACCGCCGTCCGGATCGGATAGCATAGCAGCTCGGGTCATGATATAGCGATGTCTAGTCGGTCGCCCGATGGCTTCACAGGGTAGTATTGCAGTGGTTGTTTCTGGCTTTGGTATGGTCATTCTATTATCAATAACTCTTGGGTTCAACTCTTTCGACCAAAAATCTTTATCGGAGTGTTCGGGTGGTAGTGGTACAATCTCTCTACCCTAGCATCTGCCTGCCGGCCACCAGCAACACCCAGTTCGTGTGTAAATTCCATGATCGGCGTACCGGGCATCTCATATTCACTTACAAAAACATCGGTATAGCATGCCCATTGCGCAACGCGTACACGGAACTTCTCGTAATCAAAGTTGCCGGAATACTTAGTAGTCCCCTTGTAGGGAGGATCCAGATATAGTATAGTTCCAATGTCATATGGCTCCACACTCAGGAAATCCATACACGCTAGCGTGCATCGAGCATCCTTCAGTGCAGTAACATCCCTTAGTAACACATTCCGTGTAATTTGTGCAAGGTTATTTGGACGACCACCACTATGGGAACGTCCGTATCCGCCGAACCACTTGCCCCCGAACGAACACCCGAACCCGGCGAATGCCTTCATAGGGTCTTCGTCAGGTAGCTCTTTCGCCGCGCGATACTGTTCTTCCGTAATGTTCGACGGAGGGTCCCACCCATCCCACACGGCACGATAGAGTGCTATCAGTGCCGGATGTGCATCGGATACAAGCCCCGGGCCAGCCTTTGACAGTTCAACCGCGCATGAAAGCCCACCGCAGAACGGATCCCAGAACGTGCGCCCGTTACGTATCGGAGTGATTGCCGAGGCCAGCCACTTGGCTAACCGGCCTTTTGAACCCATGTACTGGATTAGGCACCCACTAACGGTCCGTGCATGACCTTACCTAGATCGAAGAAATTAGCAGCAAATGCATCACGATAGACGTTTACACCCACAATATAGTTGCTATGACTAGGCGATCCGTGGTACCCGTCATGACGTTCGAAATCAATCCGCCTACGTAGAAAACAAATCGAGAAATCAGCAGGATGCTTCTCTTCCCCAGCAAGTACACAGAGCTGTTCGACCGAGAATCCTACCCAGATCATCTGTTCGATAGGTTGTTCCATCGCACGACGCCAGAACTGACGAACAGAACCCCCGGGAGGGTTACAGAATACTCTGCCCTTCCAAGGGAGTACGAGACCGTCTTCACCTCGTTCATCTAGCGAGTAGTACGTGGCTGCCTGCACGACTTCCTGGAACTTCGCCTCGGAGCAAGGGTCCAAGTCTATACCTCCCATCACATGATGAGCACGTTCAACGAGATCTTCTGGGGTGCCCCATCTGGGGGTAGCTTTGCTATGTTGTGTTTTTGTCATATGGTGAAATCCCTTGCGCAGTTATTGCAGTGATATAGTACCTTGCCTGCGAACGTAAACGCTGCCAAACACTGCACATCAGCAGATAGGCAGTGTGTACAGATCGTCACACCTGTATCATCCTTGAATAGCTCATCAAACGCGATATCTACATCTTCATCCAAGTCAATGTCCTCTAGTGGTCTTACTTCCTTAGGCTTTTTGAATTCACAACGCTGATCACATGTGATGAATTTCGCTGTTACATATGTTCCAGGGTGGCCACAGGGCGCGATCCCCTTCTTCGCAGTCACGACGGCCCGCCCTCCGGATCACATTCAGGACAATGCCTAGGAGTTGCGGCCAGCATCTCTTCATAGATATCAGCGAGTTTTTCGACTGCTGCCTCATCATAGCCTGTGACTAGTCGATCCCGTGCCAACTGCAATAGTATCTTTCGATCAGCTAATGCAGCATCTCCCTGTGCATTACGCAGGGGATGTGTGCAGCCAGGTTTCCTCATGACGGTTCCACAGGTGACTTGGGTTCACAGGTGTCACAGATTCCACAGTCTTCACACTCCTTGCCCTTCTCTAGTTCTTGATCTACCCTGGCTCTAGCCGCCTCTATAATGCTATAAGCACAATCAACAGCTCCCGGTATGTCTCGGGCACCCTTCATTTCCTTGTTATCGATGAGGAGTTGGGTAGCTAACTGTGCGGTTAGTTTTACTTCCGCCCAATACCCGCTCCATTCTTGGGTAGGAAGTACTTTGATCTCCTCGTCGTCTGTAGTAGCATCTTCAACTTCTTCAACATCAATCATGCTTTTGGCTCCCATGGGATTAAGCGCCCATTCGCATCTCGGACACATTCTGCATTTTTCAACCATCTACGCATTAGCGTAGGTTCCGCTCCGCAAGCCGCCGCTAAATCCGGGCAGTAGTAGCGCAATTCGTCACGCATGACTTCACTGATTCGTGAAGCGGCCTCGTGTGCAATACTTTCCGGATGTTCTGCGATAAGCTCATCGTGCTGAAAGACTATAACTCGTGAGCCGTACAGGGGTGATTGCCCGCCACCATATTCGGATTTAATGCTGTTCTCATGCAGGAAATCAGGAACACGGTACGTGACATCGTAGCACTCTCGTATAACCTTACATAAAGCTGCCTTAGCAGCATCGGCGAGTAATCCCTGGAAGAATCCATTGGCACCGGAAGTGAATTCAACGCCACCCCGAATGCGTCCGGAATGATGCTGCATGATTTCACCCGGAGCCAGCCTCTCTCCTGCAACAAAGGCATCTTGTAGCCAAGGCCACCGTATGAGAGCTTCGGCGGTAATGACCATGCCATTTTCAACGCAGTCAGAGATGAAGTTGAAATAGGCGCGATTCTCAGGCCACTGCCTCTTCCAGTGTTCACCTAGACGCACGGCACAATTAATGCAATGCTCGCAGGTAGGCGGGATCGGGCGATCTCGCCAAGAGCGCAGTTTCTTGGCGCCACACACATCCGCCCCGTCCATCAGGATGCAGAATCGCAACCCTCGGTATCCTCGTACCGGGTTACCTTCATCGTCTTTAACCCAGTTAGGGCCATTTGGATGCGGGGTATCCGGTCCCTGAATTCTCTGCTGGAGGACGATTTTAACGTCCCCCATCCCTCCCGGTCGGCCGAAGTTAAAGGGCTTTGATGCTTGCCGTGCTGCCTTGAATCGCTTATGTTTTTTGTTCTTGAGGAATGCTTCGTAGCTGATACCTAATACAGTAGCTGCGAGCTGGCTATGAGGATCAATCCCGGCCAGGAGTGATGTAGCTAGTTCGGAATGCCCCACTAACCACAGACAGGATTGCGCGTGGGTAACCAGCTCTCCTGCCTTGAAATCCTCACTACTGAATAGTCTGCCAGGGCGTGCTTCAATACACTCACGAAGGCTGGGGACATACTCCTCGGTAAGTTTATCTACGTACCCACTCTGCCGGGGGAAAAGCTGCACAACACCGTCGTAGGATGTACGCCCGGTTTCCAGTAGCACGTTGGGGCGCAGTGTTAGCGGGATATCCCTGTAAACTCGTGTAAGGCAATCTCCCCGATGCGGAATATCTTCGGTTCCGGCACCGCCGCACTCCGTGCATGCCCGCGCACTGCGGAGATAGGGCAAATACACGTTCAACGTCTTGGCACCTGTCAGGTAGTCGCCATATGCCATCAGGAATTCATCACCGGACTCGTGGAGCGTGTCTCTCCCATAGGAGATGCCCTCTTTCTCCGAGCGTGGAATATCCTCGTCTAGCCTGTACCCGGTACCGTCGCAGGTCTTGATCTTTTCACCAGAATCCGCAAACTCGATACAGTTAATTAGTGAACGTGTGCTTCGAACCTTACCGGTTTTGTTACACTCTTCGCAGCCTTTACCTTTGCACGTGGTGCAACGAACTAGCGGAGCATTCGGGCTGGGTACCTTCCCGGTACCACGGCACACCTCGCAGGGCTCCTTAGCTCCATAAGCCAACGCAATGCGCTTCTTCAACTCACTGCGATTCTCAGTACCGTCACTGCGAACCAGTCCTGCCTCCACAAACGGGGTCAGTCCTCGTTTACGGTCGGCTAGCGCATGTCGCTCGATGATATCTGCGGATGCCTGGTTGACTCTAAATCCCCAAGCTGCGCCAATGTGCATCGAGAACGCTGCATAGACCTGGCTAGAGAGATCATGCAGGTTGCGATGTGGGCGACGGGCATGGCAGGGCTCGCTCATGCGCTTGGCGCCGCAGTCTAGGCAGGCACCGTCCCGACTCCAGTTGTGGCGGTACGTGACCTTAGACAACATGCCGCACTGCGCGAGTGCACATTCCGCAGTATTTTTTGCATCGTCCACGGGATACTGGCGAGCAGCCAAGGGCCATTGCTCGATCGGTATGCCGTCCAGCTCGTGATAGCGCATGCGCCATTCATCATTGGCCTTGGCGTCTTTACGCCCGAGGACGAGATCCACACAGGTAGCCAATGAGTAACGACCACGCTTACCTGTCTCAGGGTTCGTGAGTGGACCACCGTTCCTAGGGTCCTGCCCCAGGTGCCCTTCGGCTACCGCATGCAGCCCCTCGGCGATCTGTAGGTCAAAGACCTGACCGGCAGATAGTGCTGCAAAAATATCAGGCATCGCATCATAACCAGTTGCGGCTAGTGCCTTTGCCATCACCAAGAGATCGAAGGCGATGTTGGCCCCGATCAGCACTCGCATACGAGAACCGGCTAAGTGCATCGTATCCTTAAAGATAGATGCTGCTTGATCTGCGGTTAGCAGGGCTCCCTTGATCTCGCCATCCATATCCAGGATGCCGACGGAGCCACACACCACTCTGGGAGCCAGCAACCCTCGCTGAATCAGCCAGGTTTCCGTATCGAACGCTACGCCCTCACGAGCGATAGTCTCCAGCGTAGCTAGCCTCATGCCAGGTATAACCGGCGAGGGCTGTTAGTTTAGCTACAGATCTTGGTTAGCTCTGTGTTTCATTGCAATAGCTGTGCAATGTGCGATGAATTCTTCCGCTGTTTGGTTACTTTTCATCCAGTTACAACCCCAGCATGCCCATACCACATTATTTATCCTGTATCCGTAGGCAGCATCCACCCGATCTACGGAGGCGGTATCTCTACTGCGTTTCCTGTCATAGTTAGGTGAAGCTAGCTGTCTAGAGCAGTAATGACAACTGCTATTCTGCTGAACCCACAGATCACACATGTATTCGACGGTCAAGTCACACTCTTCGGAGTGCCTTCGGCGAGAACGGTATTTCATCGTCCTAATTACTTCCAGAACCCACGCTTCAAGGGGTCTGGCAGGATCACGCCTATGATGTTGTCTCTTAGATAGCCTACAGCTTCTGCATGAATAGCTTCTGTTATCCTGCGGCTTGCTATTACAGGTAATACACAATCGCTGCGCTTTAGGAAGTAGCTGTAGTTTTAGCTTATCTACCTTGGCTTTAACTTGCTTCTTAGTTAGACCGAGTCGAACAGCAGTCAAATGTGTCCCTATGTGTGGCCAGCACTCCACAAGTGCAGTTACCAGGGTCTCAGTCCACGGCTTTCTATAGTATTTGGCCTTTCCATCTATCATCCTAAAATACCGGAAACCTGTTCTCCGTGAATGTCGCCCCATTAGGCAGGATGATACAAAGGGGCTTGCCGGCCTTCCTGGCGTACCGGATGGTTGCCCAGGTGCCACTGCGCAGTGTCTCGTGATCTTCTTTGGGCGTGGCGATAACCACATCAGAATCCTCGACGATGTCCTGGTTACGGACCAGCGGAGGCTTTACTGTGAGGATATAGTCGTTATCCGTAGTCGGAATGAATGCCCACTTGTCCACCAAAATACAGGGATGCACGACCGCATGATCAAAGTAATGCAGCTTCCTGGCCATATCATCGAATTCGGCATCTGCGCCAATGCACCCACCATGATGGATTACAGTACTGCGCCATGCCACGGTAACCAGTAGCTGGATCAGAGAATTCTTCTGCTCCTCGGTCATCCCCCTCTGGGTACCGGTAAACCCTATGTGAAAGAAGGGTCTAGAGGGTGGAGTTGGCACAGTCATAGGCAGCACATCCGTTTATACACCCACAGTTGCCCTTGTGTCCGCCCACGTGATCAGGAGGCAGTGTGCAGCCACCTTTACCGCATGGAGTACGGTCTACGGACCTGCGTTCGCTAAGATAGGCTTTTAGCTTGGGTATTGACCACTGACTGAAGTCGATCTTCTTCACGGCACTGCATCACGCAACGGATAGTGCAAAGGGCACATATCAAACCAATAGTCATGCACATACCTGAGAGGACAAAGCATGTAACCGCCATCATCTAAGGGAGGCGTGTTGGTGGCTACTCCATCTGTGAAACTGGATGCCGCACAACGCCACACATATGTTCCGAATTTGAGCGGAGGAAGGCAGCAAAAATCAGATGGCACATCGCAATGGCGATACCAGTATATAGTAGCCTCATCGATTATTTCCTCGGTGTGCAGTACATGGCCATTTGGACATAATAGTTTAATCTTCTTCATGGTTCCTTTGCTTCGCTCTGCGCTGCTTTCAGATACTCCAGATGCTTCCGAATCCAGCGCATGAGGTAGAGTCCCTTCTCGACGTGACCAAATGCCCCACCACCCGCATCGTTCACATCGATCGGGAAGTCGAACAGCACGGTTCTACCATCTGGCCCACCGAGCGGATGGTTGTCATCAACCCAGATAATCTGGTACCAGAGCTTGCCGTCCTCGTACTTGACGAAGGTAGCCTGCTCACGTGCCAGGTCTGTCATCTTAGGAAGTCTTAGCATCCAAAACACTCCTCGCAGCAATCGTCATGGCAGTGATCGGGCATATAGTGCGTGTTACCTAGCATGTCAGTCTTTCCCTTTGGATACAGCCTTTTGAACTCGGCTTCCGCCTTATCACAATCAAGATGGCGATTGCACGACCTGGCATGCTGTTGCTGCTTTTTCATCTAACTAGCCTTAATCCTTAAGTCCTAGCAGTCGCTGTTCCTCCGGTGTGAGCTTTGCCAATGCCCTTTCTCGGGAATCCTTCTCCTGCGCTACACTAGTTGCTGTCTTGTAGGGACCATCAACAATGTATGTCTTGCCATCGGATAGTATCACGCATTTATGTGCCACAGGTTCGAGATAATAATTTCCGTGCCTGGCCATTCCGGCCATTCTGGCCGAATTCAGATTTCGGTAAAGTATGCCGTCGTAAAAGCGGGAATACCCATCGGAATGACCAGTCATATACATCGTAATGATCTTATTCACTGGCTGGCCTTCATCTTCAAAACCATCATCAAACTCACCCATTGCGATAACCTAACACGCTTCTGCGTGTCTGTCATCCACGAAATCGGGAAACAGTTCGGCGAATCGCTGGGAATAGGCTGCACAGCTCTGTTCCCAGTTCATGCCTGCAATATCCGCACCTAGCGGCTTCATGTCCAGGTACCGGCCTGCGCGGCTCCACATGTCCGGATCTATCAGCAAGGCATCAATCTCGTCAAGTACAAGCCTAGAGTCAACTTCCTTGACAAGGGCCGCTGTCTCCGGTGTCGAGGTGATCCCGAACCAGGCATGCACACAGCGTTCCCAGCGAGCCTCTGCATGACGGTACCCGCGCATAACCCGCTGGCGCTTAAGGTGCCGAGACACGTCTCCCAGATACGCCTCAGTAGCATCGTGCAGGAGCCCTTCACGTGCTACAGCTCGTACCTGATCTTCGGGCCATCCCCGCTCCCGCGCCAGACGTTCACAGTAAAGCGAGACGATCACACTATGCTCACCGACGTTGTAGTGTTCGCGGGTCTGGTTAACATACCTGCCCTCGCGACAGATACCTACACAGATATCATCATAACAGATGTCTTCGGGTAACGGATCTAGTTGGTAGATCTGCTTTCCAGTGTAGGTTTGAGACCAGCTACCGCGTCTATAGCGACCTTGCTCATCGCGTTCCCAGCGCAAGAGCCAGCCGACTAGTGGGCGCCACCATTCGAGACCTGGACGATTAAGTCTGGGGTTTTCGAAGGATGCGGCGATGTAGCCAACTACCCCAAGGACCGTCGCATATCCAAGCAGCACTATGAGAAACGGGTAGTTCACGTCAACAGGTTAATCACGTCATCGAGTGATGTCACAAGATGGTCAGCAAGTCTAACCATCAACTCTGGTTCCTGTCCGTCGGTCATAAGTACAACCGTCTTCTTCCCAGAACCGATTGCCCATCCAAGTTCAAGTGCGGCTGACCGTCCGCAAGGCTGGACCATTACAAGCACATCGCATGCTAACATAGCAGCCAAATCCTGTTCAAGTCCCTGTACAGCCAGCACATGTGAGTATGCAGCAATCTGCTCTCGTGCTGTCCATTTCTCCCAGTTCGGATCGATTTCACTCCAGGCGAAACCCTTAGATCCTTCACCTCGTGGCTGTTTGAAATCGTAGACTTCATGTCCAACAGCACGTAATGCAGCCACAACAGACTGTTGTTGCTGATTCCTCCAGCTCGATGCTACGTAGATCTTCATCTACTCGCTCGACTCCTCTACGACGAGCCGCTGATGTCCGTGGACATACAGCTCGGCGAGGTCGGCCGGATATACGAGGTCGGTTGTCTTGGGCTGACGTGTCCACTGCCCATCAACGAGGTACTCGGTGAACACGCGAACCTTGTGATTGCTGTTGTCGGCGTTCTCGATGCGAATCTTCTTAGTCATATTCTACTCACCTTCGTACCGCACGATATCTTCACCTGTCTCGTTATCGGTAGCGTAATGTGCTAGCCCTAGCTCGACCAGGATATCGTCTGCATCAAGCTGATCAAAAGAGAAATCGTAATCCCTAGCAAATGCGAAGAATCGTCTGGCTAGTTGGTAACGTGCATCTTCGTCTTCCACGTGGTCATAGATCATCTGGAAGATTTCGGAAAACAACTCGGCTCCTGCACGATCACTCATAGTCACCCCATTCTGTGGGGATGTACCCACAACGTAACATGGCTTCAGCTTCTGCGTCTCTCGCAGGGTCACGCGAACCTAGTCCCGTAGCAGCACCATCGACTTCAAGCCATACCGCAGAGGCTAGTTCCACCGAAGGGAAGAAGCCTTTAACCAGTGAATGCCCCAGAAATTCTGCGATATCTGACAATATCATTTCCGGGTTACAGGCAGCGTGCGCGCAGATGTCGGCTGCTTGCTCTCGAAGCTTGGCGGTAATCTTCATGGGGCTGGCTTCCTAGGAATAAACAATTCCTGGATACGAACCCATACGTTACCCCAGTTCATGCCTTCGTGTCTAGACATTACTCCGATGACTGGAGACATGAAGTCAATGGGACCTGCGATCTTCTGCACAAGTGCATTGTGCCGGCGTCGTGTCTCACTATCCCACCAAGCTTCGAGAGGGGACAGGGCTGACATTACCGACTCTTATCCAGGATATCAGCACCCCAGGCAATCGAACAGAACTTGTGCCGGTCCTTCGGGGACATCGGGGCAGCATCGGGCTGTGCCTTGACGGTAACAACCCTAGCTACACCATCGGTACCTACGCGCTGTTCCTGGACCTTCTTGGAACGGTACCTGTCAGCATGTACAGCGCGGACACGACGGTAAGTTGCCTTCATGCCCGCACTCATGTGCGAGCCGGAACCGTAGTACTGATACTGGCTGGCCACGGTATTTACCGGTTACCCAGCAATCCGGTGATTCCCCCGGCCAGCCCGGTAGGCGCCGTGTTGGTACCGCCTAGACCAGTTACAGGAGCCGGAGCAACCTCGGCCTTGGAGGCAACCGCACCAGCGTCCACACCATCGAGACGTGCGCGCGACTTGGCCAACTCCTCCATGGTCATCTGGACCGCAGACCAACGAGCATTCGTGAATGCGGCACCGTTGGCGCCCGTGCGCGGCGAACCGTCATTCTTGGTGCTGTTCGTGATCTCCACGTCCAGGACCAACCCACGACCGTGCTGCTCGGGGGCAGCGAGTGCTGCACCAAGGGACTTGATGTCTTCCTTGGAACCGATGCAGTTACCACAGGCCGTGATGAACTCCTTGAGGAATCCTTCCTGGTACTGTGCGGCGAACGGCCCCTTGGCACTGATGAACCACGCCCATCCCCGAGTATCCCCAGGGGTACCCGAGTCATCTAGCAGAGCGAACTCTGCTTCCACGAGCGGACCGCCACCCTTCTGGGACTCCTTGACATTGAACCGCTTGAGCGCGACACGATGCCGACCTACACCGAGCTTCGGTGCGAACTGCGAGACTGCCTTGGCGTTTGCGATGCGGCTGAAGATAGTATCATAACTCATATTTATTCTTTCCCTTTACTTCTGGCTGGCAATATGCCGCCTGTTTGATTATTAAAACTCATCACCCGGGTCTAATTGTTCGGCACCTCTCCAGCCACGGAGCAACTTCTGGTTACCCCCCATGATAGCTTCGACGTACTTGCCACGACCGAGTGCCTGCTCCAGGCTATCTCGCAGCTCGGACACATGGGCATAAACATCTGTAAATACTCGATCTTGGCGCTGCCCGCGACGGTCAGTACGGCCTAGTAGCTGTTCCCATATCGATGCACTAGAAGGGACATTCGCGATGAGCTGTTTGTGGAATACGTGCTGTAGACCGTCACGTCCACGACCATGGCTCTTGATGGAAGCAATGATGGATCGATCCCCACGCTCAGCGCGTAGTTTCTCTCCCGCCCGAGCACCCCCGCCGTGTACCGGTAGCCCAGAAAACTCCGCTACCCACTGCGCGAATTCAGTCATCCCGTACCAGATGATACCGGTATTCTCTCGTCCCCATTGTGCTGCATCCTGTGCTAGGTACGGATGGAGCCTGACAGCCTGTGTCTGCGGTTCCACCAGATCGCGAACATCCCGCCATCGTGGCCAGCACTCCGCTTTCCACTCGGGGCGCTCGGGGTCGGGTTCCCGATCTCCCCATGCGCGTTGAGCGGCAAGCTCACACAGCTTGGGGGAGTCTAGGAATTGTTCACTGATGATGAGTTTCTGGCGCAGTTCCCGATTCCAGAACTTACGTGCTGCGTACCACTCTTTGATGAGTGATTCCTTCTCTCCTCGGGGAAAAATCCAGCGATAGAATACCCCGCATGCGACCTCTCGGGCACACTTCGCCTGGGTAAGGGCATCCACCAACTCCTCGTCATCGAACGACCCCGCGAGCGTATCTGGACGCTGGAAGTTACGTACCTTGGCGAGGGCTTCCTTGATGATATCAGGAAGTGGCGGCGCCTGACGTTCGCGGATCTCTAGCTCTACGATGCGGCCATCTTCTGCCCCAGTTACTGCGTTCGCTTTAGCATTTGCGATAATGAAGCCCGGAGTCTCTGCCAATCTCCGATGGAATGCGTGTCGAACATCCTCACCAGGATTGCATAGCTCTAGTAGTGCACCAGGAGGCGATGGTACGTCCCCTGCATCCAAGCAGCCGCCCCACTCTTCGACCGCCTTAGGGTCGAGCGGTAGGGGTGAGTTGAATCTCAGTGCAAATGCAGCGAGATGCCAGAAATCTTTAATCGAAGTACCGGTTAAGGATCCTGTCCACCCGCAGAACATCGTGTTTGGATGATCCATGAAGTGGCGCAGAACTCGTTTAGTTCTGCTAGCTTCAATCGCCTTCAGTGCATCGCACTCGTCTGCGATAATTGCCTGGGGATTAAGTTGAGCGATCCAGTCACTGCTGTTCTCCCCAGAGAGCCTGGAATATGCGAGTACGTGAAGTGTGGGAGCATCCGGTACAATGCGCTTAGCTAGATAGTCTCGCTCCTTGTCTCCTGTGTGTATGAATAGCGATGGTACCTTGAAGTGCTGTGCAATCAGCTTATAGTCCAGTACAAGCTGGTCGATGAGGCTTGGAGGTACGAGCAAAAGGGCATGCTCGCAGTTCGGCAACGCCAGTGCGGCCAGGATCGATACAGCGGTTTTGCCGATGCCGACGCTCGCTTGCGCCAATAGCCCGCCAGCAATGCCAATCTCATACAACATCCATGCCTGTACAGGTAGAAACCTCTTGATGCAGGCACGATTACCCTGCTTAATCTGAGGGTCGATTTCAGCGCATTGGCAGTTGTTATTCGGGCGCGCGAACTTTCGCATCTGGTATTCAATCATCGCCTCGCAAGCGATAGGATCATCCAGATCAAGTGGCTTGCGCCTAGGGATTGCCAGTACTCTGCGTAGGTCTTCCGACATGGATACCGGCACACCCCTACCGGCGAATAATTCCGGGGCGCGCTGTGTCTGCCAGGTCTCCGGGCGGAACAATGGGCTAGCAACCGCATCTCCGAGCTTCACCGGTTTTACTTCCGATTTCACCTCTTCGACTGCTGTCGCCACATCCTTGAGATAGTTTGCAATATCTGATAGCTTAGCCATTTAGACTTTCTTTCCGCTACCCGTACAGAGGCGACGCCCGTGCACGGGACACGGATCTTCTACTTCCTCGCATGCAGGCGCCCCGAAGTCAGACTGTTTCCCACAGACCCCAGCCCTGGGGCGGATATCTACATGCAGTACGAGTAGCCACCACATACTGGTGCCACGTTCAGGGTGCTGACGCTCTCCGGATGGATGTATGGAGACTAATTCGTCACAGTCAGGGCAGCGAGCGAGCGCCACACTTAGCCGTCCAGCAGTTCTGCACGTTCTGCGGCAGCAAGTAGGGATATCGCACGTGCCCGTGCCTCGTCCGAGTTACGATAAACCGACTTCGACGTGCGGATCCGCAAAGGGATATCATCGCCCAAAAGCACTAGCTCCACATCGTGGAGCGACGGCCCACCTAGGTTAATGATCATCCAACGAGCAAGCCTTGCGATGCGTGTACCATCCCACAGTCCATAATCTTCCAACACTTCGCGTGCTAGATCGAGTGCGCTATCGAGTGTATCCTCGCTAATGTCAGACTCTACGCTGTCGGGATGGTCAGACATTACCGGGTACCGCGAATGAAGACACCACCGGCACGGTGCACGATGTCACGCATGACTTCGACAACTACCTGTGCAACTTCACCGGTCGCACCGTCTAGGACATGATGTCCCGGCTTGAAATCCTTAGCAGCTTCACGTACAAATGCTGCGAGAACACCCTTCCAGGCGCCATACCCGAGCGGTCCCTTCGGGTCAGCCGCACGGAAATCGGGGGCGCCGGACTGTTCGGTAAGTAACGTCGTTAGCTTGTTTACGACCGGCCAAAACGATTCGTAGGTACACGAAGGCACACAGTCAACATAGAAATAGAATTTCTCGGTAGCCGGGGATACAGTCACCGGATCTACCGGTGTGGCTGTAGTGGGGGTAGGAATTGGAGCAACCACGACTGCATTGTTAACCACGTTAACCACAGGTGCCTCCTCGGCCTTCGGCTTCCTACCACGCTTCGGCTTATCTACAGCGGCCACAAGACCTGCCAACGGATCCGTTGGGGTAGCAGGGATGGCTTCTGCTGCGACTACAGGTGCAGTGACCGGCTTAACCGGCTCTGGAGCATCTGGGGGCGTTAGTGCAGCTAAGTCGATCACAGGGGCAGCAGGCTTAGGCTGCATCGCAGCAAACTCCGATGCCTCCTTCAAGACTTGTGAAAGATTCGCGACATCATCGATTGTGCAGTCCTTGAGCATACCTGATGCCGCTTCTTCAAGCTTCATGCCTGCATCTGTGTATGCTCTAGCGGCTGCGCCGGTTAGAGTAGGGAACCCGATTCCACACGCACGGATCTTAGTGCAAAGCTCGATCAGTGGCTTGTGCTTGACAGCCGCTTCACGGGCTGCAAGTTCTGCCATCGCGTTCTGTACTTCGGCATTGCCTTTCAGTGCGTCATTCTTGGCGAGCATTGCATCTAGTAGGGGGGTTTCTATTGGCATGGTATTCTCCTGGTACTGTATAACTGGAAGGTGCACTCGCGCCTTTGCTAACATAGAACTCGCGGCAGTGCCTCCAATTAGCTCGGAAAGGGCTGGGGAGTCATTTTTCTTGGCAGCGGTGCAATACTCCATGTGTATGCAGTCACGCCCATAGGAATGGCACGCACGGATGTTAGCCTCTACATCATCGGCACTTTTGCAGGCAGCGGCAGCCTGGACAATTCTGGATACGTCTTCCGCGTGCAGCCATGCCTCATCAACCTGCTGCTTGGTAACAAGGGCGGTGGCTTTCCGACCAGCCCCACGCGCTGGCATATAGCCGTGAGAGATGCGGACAAAGGGGGTCTCGGGTGCAACTGTAAACACATACTTAGCGTATCCAGACATCTGGATGGTCTTAATCAGCTCATTACCGGGTTTGATATAATTCAAACTAGATACAAACTTCCAGTCAATAACTTCGATAGTCCCGGGAGGATCGTGCATATCCTCAAAGTCAGCCGCTCCCTTATTAATGCCTCGATTATGTAGGCAGTCGATCGCTCCTGTTATGGGCACTCCAGCCGCACGTAAGGGGGCTAGATGCAAGCCGCTGGTACCATCCTCCAGTATTGGGACAATATCAAATTCCACCCTGAGATCGGGTCCTGGCTCAGGAATCATGTGCATTCCTGCCAGAATTGGGGAAGATATGTTCTTCACTCCTGTCGTTAGATAGTCAGCAACCTCGCCATGGAGAATGACTCCACGTTCCTGTGCCTTGGAAGAAGGTTCTTTCTTTCCTTCCACGTAGGCATAGTACCAACGGCGTGGACACCCAGTCTCGCTAGATGGATCTGCCATCTGCAATGCAGATGCAGACAGGAAGCGCACCTTTCCGTCCTGGACGGCGCGTCCGTGAACCCATTTTTTACCTTGTGCCACGCCAGTAATAACTGGCGAGACTGCTAAAAATGGAGCCTTGGGCCGGGCTCTTGCTTCGGGAATGTGTGGAAATTGGAGCCTTGGGCCGGGATTTAACCAGCGTCCTCTCGCCTAAAAGCGAGTGCTCAAGTCGACTGAGCTACCAAGGCAGAAATGGAGACCTTGACGGGACTTAAACCCGCAACCATTCGCTTCATTAGAACGAATGCTCTATCATTGAGCTACAAGGTCATGCGCGCCCTCGGAAGGATTCAAACCTCCGACTCCTTTGCTCATTACGCAAAGTACTCTATCGCTGAGTTACGAGGGCATGGTGGAGGTTCCGGGTGCGAATCCAGATGATGTACCAGCGATCCTGGTACCACCTCCCTAAGCTAAGAATTTACCGCACAAGCGGTAGGCTAGAAAGCACCTTTCGAACCGCTTCGCGGTTAGTTGTAGGATAGAGTCCTAGAGCCATTAACTGGCCAGGGTAGCGAGAATCATCGCTAGCCTCGACAACTTCATGGCGTTCAATCCCAGCCTCGTAGAGAGCTGCTGAGAGTGCCTTTAGGTGTGTCTCATCCTTCGCGTGCAGGGCAACAGCAATGGTTCCCGGGCGTGGCCTAGGAGAGGCACTCTCACCGGCAGCGTGCAGGATTTGAGCACACTGGCTACCGGGAGGGATATCTGCACGAACGATGCAGTAGTGGTACGACTGAATTTCAGGACGGGACGAGGGAAGCGGTCTAATACCGTTTAGGTCAATGGCTGATATGCATGTTGCTACTATAGATCGGCCGTTGTCATTTGTCAAGCCTATGCGCCATTCCCAAGCGTAACGCCACTGTTCGAGAGCCATACCTGAAAGTGAGGCAAGTTCTTGCTGGGCATAGTCAGACAATCGCCACCAGGGCTTACTTTCTGTACGTGCAGCAGCCTCGGCAATCACAGCATTTATGCTAGGGGCAGGACCGCACATCCCGCAATCCCCGTTCACACAATCACGGCATGCCACTATGGGTTTACTTTCACAAAGAATCTCCAACACGCTTCACACGGCGTTCGAGGTTTCTTTTTCCCACGATATGCTCTGTGCTTCGCACATGGACATTTTTCTGTTATGATAGGTTTTGGCAGTGGTAACATAGGTGGCAGATCTGCCATCATATCGTGGCAGCCGCATGTGCAGTGCGAATACCCGCAGTTCTCCTGACAGCACCCCCAGCATCTACTCACGGTCTAAACTCCTCGCCTCGGGCGCACTCTCGACATCACTTCCTCACAACCTGTGCTTTGGGCAATCTGTTGCGTTCACGATACCATGTAACAGTAGCCGGTCCGATCATCGCGATACCGTATACCATATACCCCGCCAAAAAGATTGGCCAACAGATAGTAGCGAGCTGTTTAGCAGGAGCATTGTCGATATTATTCCAGGACTCTGGAGTCATAGCCCATACAAATCCAGCCACGCAGATGTATGTGAGCATTACAAGCAGTGGTGATAGTACCATCATTCTTTACTCCAAAGCATTACTGATGCCAGCGGGTTGGCGTAGTTGCAATCCAGTCCGATAGTCGTAGTCGGACCGTACTTCTTCTCGTATCGGCAATGCCAGTGACCGTGCACGTGCAAGGGGGGTTTGTGTCTAGCAATCACGCCTTTGATGTGGTGCATGGACTGTAGTGCATGCTTGCAGAATTCCGGGTCTCCCTTGGGACCATATCCAGGTGGGAAGTACGGGGCATCGTGGGACACGAACACATCAAAAGGCCCCTTAGCATCGAGTGTGCGCTGGTACTGTTCCTCAGTAATAAACTCCTCTGGCCACCACGATCTACCAGGAGTGCGCATCGAGCGATCAATAGAAGGAGCCCCGCCAAGGAATAGAAACTTGGTCCCGTCCTCGTCGGTGTAGGTGGAGCCACGAGGCTGATAGTAAAGCTTATTAGCTAAATATACCGGCTCTGGTTCTCCGCTACCCCACCATGGTGAATTCTCATCATAAGTGGTTACCATTGCATCCAGCCACGGGAAGTAGTCATGGTTCCCATCGATAAACCGCATGGTCACACCATAACGATTCAACAGCGTTGATAGATAGTCACAATGGTTGTTGACATGATTGGCTTTTCGAAGCACGTCCTTGGCTAGGACGTTCGGTCGTGGCCATACGAAGCCCCAGTCTCCCACCTGAATTATTTCGGAGGCGCCATGATCCTTGGCGTACTCCATGCACTTCTCTAGGAAGTCGATATCTCCGTGACAGTCTCCCACAAATAATTTCTTAGTCATTTCTTCCTCCTAATAACCTTACGCATCAGTCGCCTTGTCTCTAATCTATGTTTCCTGCCTCTATTGGCGATAGCTACTTTAGGATTAGGTTTTCGTCTTTTACGTTTTTCTTCCTCGGACTGCTTGCGACCCGGCTTTCCCTTATTGGATCTATTCCTTGCTGCAAGATCTGGACGCTTGGTGCCCAGCATGGGTAAAGTCTTCCCCGGAAGTTCTAGGACAGGGGGTTTTTGTTTGAGATATTTTATCGCAGCTTTCAGCTTATCTACACTATCACCAAATAACCCTATTGCCATGTTACACTTTTGGTGTAGAAGTCCTCTTACAGCACCGGACATGTGATCATGATCCACTACAATATTGTTATCCAGTGGAAGACGACATATCCCACATAAAGATTCCTGGTCTAAGAGAAGCTTATTGTAGTTAAAGACATCCAGACCGTATTTGTATTTTATAATCGCCATGCGTCTTCGCAGAGCGACTTCCGGTATTTCGGCTACACGCTGGACTCTTCTCGCACTGACACATTGTTTACAGCGCGGGCGACGCCGCCTTGCGCCCTTTCTATCAGCATAAATCGGAAAGGACTCTTCGTCCTTATCTTGCTGACAGGCAGTGCAGATCATCCCACCTATGCTAGTCGAATTCGGGCTCCCCGTCAACATCTATTCCAGGGTCGTCTTCACCGTAATCGGGATCCCCATAGACATCGCGCCCCCGTTTAAACCACAACAGAAACGGAGCAAGTGCCCAGAAGAACATAGCCGATATGATCATGCCGATACCTAGAAGTAGTAGCCGTCTCATGGGTTTTCAGTACCAACGATTACACATTCTCTGTCCGTTTGAGGATAGCCGAAACCAACCTGTTTCTGTGCAAAATCAATAGGCCACACGCAATAGCGATGTTCAAGTCCAGTATCTCCTGGACCTAGCCAAAGGGCACCACCTCCAGGCAGGTTACTTCGGACCGGACGAGCTAGCCACACGTCTATCACGGTGTTCAAATTTCCGTTGACATCTGAATCTCGGGTCAGCCAGTACACAGCGACAGTAGGTCTATCACTCATATGTACCTCGCTGAGGATATGTAACCACAGACAGAATAGGGGATGCCATGAGCAGCATCCCCATTACAATTAACGCAGTATTAACGACAAATGCCCCAATGCCGACGGCGGTTCCACCAGCAGCACAGAGGGTCAGATAAGTATTGTACTTCATGCGCGATCCACGATGGCTCCCCAGCCACCATCTAACAATGCATCCAGCGAACGTTCGGTAATTGTATCCTCGACCGGGAAGGGATCCCCTGCAATCCTGGTGAGGTTACATACCAACTGTCCCAGTCGTTGGTCTGGATGTTGGTGCCAAGCTTGCCTGAGCTTTTCAACGATACGATCAATCCTCGCAGGATCTCGAATGTCCGAACGATTACCCGAGAGTATACGCTCAACTTCTTTCATGACGGCATTCCTTTTCGATACGCAATTACGGCTTCTTCAAGCGCCCACATGTTATTGATTCGACTAGGGTCATCGATTAAGGCACACGCAGCCTTCACGACAACTTCAGAGTGCTTCAAACGATCCAGTATGGTAACGTTGGCCTGGGATGCCTCGACCGCTGCCTGTGTCATTCTACGAGTGCGTTCTAGCAGATCATCCAGCTCTTTCTGGCGGTTGTCAACGACATCAACCTCACCTCGCCCGCTACATTGGGTACAGGGCTCTAGATCGCAGCCGAGACTGTCATCCTGTAAGCGTGCTCTAGCAGGATCCACACCCGTCTCATTACATCTACCGCATGGGACCATCATCAAAGACCTCCAAAGTAAAGCGCACTTAGCAGTGCAGCCAACCAGATAATCAGCACAATGACGGTGCCTTCTAAGGGAGTCCATTCCTTGCGCTTAGTTTCCATCTGTATCAGCCTAACCCGAAATGGTACCCGTTGTCACGAAAAATCTACATAGACGGTATCAGCCACGAACGTGTCTGGAGACTGGTGGCGCGCCCAGAGCACGGCAAGCTATCTTGGCAGCGTGCGACACGAACAACAATACCTACCAATCTGCCTTCTGCATCGTATAGACCGCTGCCGCTATTTCCAAATTCCACCATCATCCCATCCATGTAGATGTCGGCTTCCTCCCCTGTCAATCTGGTCCATACCTGTGCCGTAAAGCATCGGTATGTCCAGCGAGGCATGCCTGCTACTTCACACACCGTATCCCCGATTTGGGGGCGCGGCCCGATCACTATAGGGGAGTTATATTCAGACAAATCCGCGTCCACGAGAAGACGAGCAATATCCGCATTTGGAACCAGGACTTCAATCACGGCATTTCTAGGAACGCCATCCCCAGGATCCACAAGGATTTGGCTAGGAAGATTCTTATTGCTACAACTAACAACATGCTCAGCGGTCAGCAGCCTATCCCTTCCGACTATTACACCGGAACCAACATAATTACCATCCGGGCACTTAACGCGGATCTTTACACCTGCATTTTGCTGTAGTACAGGTGAACGTACAGGAGGTGCATAGCTGATGCACGAGATGCATGTAGCCATGACCAGGCTGCCAAAAACAAATGCAAGAAATAGTGTGAACCAGAGCTTCTGCTGATAAGTCATAGGGGAATCCCGGTTGCGCATCCCTAAGTGTAGCGTGCTAGGCAGGCTAGCGCCCGTAAGGTATCCTTGAAACCCAGGGACAGTCAGGAGTTCTAACTAACGTGAGCCGTGCTCCAGCCATACCTAGCCACCCGACCAAGTACGGGGGTATCCTCTTTAGAAGTCGCTTGGAGGCTCGCTACGCGGCGTTATGGGATCTACTCGGATTGCATTGGGAATACGAGAACTTAGAGCTAGATTCGTATGTTCCGGATTTTCTTGTAGACGTTGCCCTATATCCTGGACCAGACAAGCAACCTACAATGCCTACATTGATTGAGGTTAAACCTGTGTGGACCCCGGAGGAGTATGAAACTCCTATTTCAAAAATTGCGCTGTCGGGATGGACGGGGCCGGCTATAGTAGTTGGATCAACTGTACGCAAACGTGAGTTATTCCTGGCAAAACCTGAATATATCATCGGTTATGGACACCCGACAGTTACCCCTAAACATGCATTGCCAGGAACGCGAGAATGGTTCCCGGTGGGGTGGAACGACACAGGTCCAGCAGCCGGACAGTTTTCCTTTGGAGGTACGGCTGATCTGACTAGTCTGTGGCGTGAGGCGGGAAATGAAGTGCAGTGGAGACCCAGGTGATTGTATCTATATTTCGTAACAATAAAGACAATGTACCTGCTAAGACGGAGATGTCTTGGGAGATGCTTGTCGAGACGCTGAGCACTCTTCGTCGAACAACGTGTACGCTAGAGAGCTGTAAGCGTAGTGAATGTCCACTTAAAGCAGAGATTGCGTGGTCGGCGGCCTATTGGCCAGACGGAGTTACTCGTGCGAAGACCACGGTTGAGGGCGTGTCCGTACTTGTTTTGGACATAGATCATTTTACACATGAGGTATGGGAGGCAAGCAACATCCATGCCTACAAGCGTATCGTCCACGCCTCTCACTCTGATCGAGAGTACGACCACTGTGTTCGCGTGGTCGTGTCGATATCACGTACTATTACCAGAGAAGAATTCCCACGTTTCTGGCTAGGAGCAGTAGCTCATCTAAATTTACCTGCGGATGTAGCCACGAAAGACTGTTCACGTCTATACTATGTACCATCACGTCCTGCGGATGCTGATTTCCGCTTTGAGTCACACGATGGTATTGTTCTGGATGTTGATGCCATACTTGCAGAAACTCCTGCGGAAACATCGATCCAATCTATTACCTCTGTCACCGAGTTAGCTAAAGACAAATTACCTGACGCAGAAACCATGTACTCTGCGGCGAAAGTGCTATCGGTAGTATGGCCTAAGAGTGGTCGCCATCTCACACATCTCGCACTAGCAGGTGCGCTTGCTCGCCAGGGATGGCCTGCCGAGGCGATTGCCCAGTTCTGCGGTGCCGTGGCAGAGTTTGCTGAAGCAGGTAACACGCAGATTGAAAAGCGTTTGAACATGGCGCGCACTACAGTTGAAAAGGTACAGGCGGGTGAAGCCGTCAAGGGGTGGCCTAAGCTAGAAATGGGTGTCGGCAAGGATGCCGTCGCAGAGATGCAGAAGATTCTCGGGATCCAGAGCGGGCCACCCGAGAGAGATCCAGATTTTCTAACCGGTCTATTACAATACACACTCCCAGCATCCTCTCGTACCCCGTCTCGCGATGTTGTCAGAACAGCACTTGAATCCGCTAGGGATACTTGTACACGCAGTTCTAGGGCAGACAAGAAGCTAGATGGGCTCTATCTCAAGAGAATCCTAAAGGGGGACTTCCTAGTAGAAAGGGAGGATGAAGATAAAGACGAGGCCCTCATTGCAGCTCTGCGGGCACTGGTAACACATGCACCAGCCGGTACTCCTAGCCTAGTACTGGCAGAATTTCTGGGACAATCCTGCACGTGGGTACCGGCTACTCAACTCATCAGTTACCTTGATGCCACCCGTGCAGCCGCACAAGCACCTAAGGAAAAAACCCTAGAAACCATGCCAGATGAGTTCGTGCTGGATGATCGCAGTGGACAGCCTATTGCGAATAATCAAGGCAACCAGTGGCTAGCTATGCACCAACTAGGGGTTGGCTTGCGCTATGACCAGTTTGCAGATCGGGAGTTGATCGAGCGTGAGGAGCAGGTTCATGTGATTGAAGATCATCACTTGAACATCCTGCGGCTAGAGATTGAACGTAAGTTTGGATTCGAACCCAACAAAGATAAGTTCTACGATGTGGCAAGTGACCGCGCCCGAGCTAATTCCTACCATCCAGTACGCGACTTTCTCAACCAACTGGAATGGGATGGGGTTCCTCGCATCGAGGAGTGGCTGATCCAGGCAGGGGCGAAAGACACGAAGTATGTCCGGGCAGTCTCCCGTCTCGTACTTGTTGCGGCAGTGCGCCGTGTTCGCCAACCGGGATGTAAGTTCGATGAAATGCTTATCCTCGAAGGCGACCAAGGGGGTTGGAAGTCCAGCGCACTGAAAGCACTGGCAATCCGGGATGAGTGGTTCTCCGACGACCTCCCACTAGATGCTGACACCAAAGTCTTCATCGAGAAGACGAGCGGAAAGTGGATCATCGAAGCTGGCGAATTGAAGGGGCTATCCCCCGCAAAGATTGCTGCAATTAAGGGGTGCCTCAGTCGAGCACGGGATGAAGCTCGAATGGCTTATGGTCGTAAGCAACGTATTGCTCTACGTCAGAGTGTGCTCATCGGAACCACCAATGAATTTGATGGTTACCTCTATGATCCATCTGGCAATCGGCGCTTCTGGCCGGTGCGTGTGATTAAGTTTGATATTGAGTGGTTGAAGGAGAATGTTCGACAGATGTGGGCGGAAGCGGCCCACTACGAATCCCTCGGGGAAAGTATCCGTATGGATGAGTCTCTTTGGGAAGAAGCTGCTAAGGAGCAGAGCGAACGTGCTTCTGTGGATCCCTTGGAAGTTCTCCTGGGGCCAGTACTCGGTGAAAATTGCATGAACGGTACCCTAAAGCAAACAGATGCTTGGAAGGTTGCCGGCTATGATGTGGGAGGCTTGCCAGGTAAGACTCCGACTACTGCCGAATCTGGGCGCATCTCGGGTGTCATGGGGCGTCTGGGGTGGGTGAGGACTAGAAGGCGTGTCCATAAAGAGCGTATGTACGTGTTTACACGGGGTACCGAGACTGAACAAGATGTAATGCTGAAGGTAACCGGCTCGAACACGGGCTGGCAGGTGGGCGTGGAAATCACACCCGGTGTGGCGCAGGGGCAACACCCTGGCGACGGCACGGGCAAGCCTGCTAACTAGTTTCGCGTAGTTCTGCACATTTAGCGCGTAGATACGATTTCTGTTGACACGGCACGGCACTTGAAATAGTGTCGGTGCATGAGTAATCCTATCGTGAGGGCACTGTCCCATGTGCGACATGCGCTGATTGCACTTAGAGCTGATGCTCCGGTACTTCCGGCTTTGCTGTGTGCCGAGGAGGAACTGTTGCGTGCGATCTTTACAGAGAAGGAAGTGGAGGAATATCTTGCTTCGAATGCTGCGAGCATTTATGGGAGGAAGTGATGGCGAAGTTCCACGTTGCTATTACCGTAGAGTCCGACGGACTGACCGCAAAGAGCGTCGAGGAGATGTTCACCAAGGAGATCGGACATTACGGCGACTTTGCCTATACAATCAAGATCACCGAGATCTTTCCGCCGTCGGTTCGCATCTGTCAAAACTGCCTAAAGCCCGACGAATTTGACGATCACTGGGACGATCTTGACGGGCCGAATCGGGCCGGCTACACGTGTAGTCGATACCGCCCAAACATGAAGGGCCACAAACGATGAAGTGGAAGACAGACGCTCAGCGCGGGGAATTCACCGCGTTTATCGGTCCCCTACATGCCTGGGTGAGGGAGACTGCAAATGGTTTTGTCTGGGATCTTATCTACATGCAAGATTCCTTTGGTGGGGGCATGTTCTATGAGCATGCCGAGGATGCGAAGAAAGCAGCAGAAAAGGCAGCCTACAACATTGCTAAACGCATCCTAGACGATCTAGTGTTGTCCAAATGAAAGATAGAGGCTAGGTAGTATGAGTATTTTTATCAAGATTGACGATATCACCTACGAGATCGAGGCCGAGACTTTCGACCCACCCAACGATGAAGAGGATGCACTCCTCGAAATCAGTGAGACGGTCAAGGTTGCTGGAGGGGACATCACTGAACTTCCCCTGGACGATTTCTACGACTTCTATGCTGAATACATGGATCTGGATGTGGACGAAGTGGATGCCTGTATCCGCAAGAAACTCTATCGTAGCGAAATGGAACATTACCGCGAAGCAGCCGAATACGACTGGCGGCAGTAGACGATGAGTGTGCTAGTAACTATTCCTGGTCAAAATAATCATTACCACTACCCTGAGAAGTGCCTAGATGGTTATGATATTCTAGGGAAAGCAAAGACTCGCGCCTTGCTGGAAACCCTCATCAGTAATAAGCCGGCTAGGGTGGGAGACAATGTTAGCATCACTGCTAGCACATCCCCTACAGGTCGAAGAGTGGTACATATTGAGCTGGAGGAATCATGACTAAAACCGCGCGCCTGACCAAACCAGAAATCCCCACACTTAATCTGTTACGTCTCTCACGCGGAGGGATGGAGTCGGGAATCCTCCTGCACGGTCCGGGTGCTTCCCACTACTGGGTCAAGTGCGGGCAGATCGAGGTCAACCCCCCTTCTGATCGAGGCGTCACGAATGTCAGTGTGCGCGGACCGTCAGGCTGGACCGACCCCGAACATGACTCAATCAAGATACTCTCGTTCGAGTTGATCGGTGTGACCTATCAGGGCTTCTGGGGGGGTTGCCTGTATGTATCTGGCTACTTCCACCCCGACGCCCGCTCGTTTCGCGTGCCAACTCCTGAGTATCTGGAAGCCCTCAAAGCCAGTACTTCGACCTGCACACAGTGTAAGGGCGCAGACCGTCACACCATGGTGGACGAGGGTTTCTACGTTCCAAAGGAGCACCCGAAGGAGTTCGAAAGGCTTCGAGAGTACCGCGTCGAGATTCAAGCCAGCCTCACTAGGGCTATCTGAACCAATGACATCTGCACAAGATACCTGCACTATCATGGTGCGTTACCCGGAGGGTGAATTTCGTTGCGTGAGACCTGCGGGGCACCGAGGTGCACATGGGCGTACCGTGGAAGTTCAGCGGCTCTGGTATCGCCTTGACTTCGAGACCGGGTTGATTACGACCACGCCCGAAATGCTTCGCTGGATGAATTATCGAGCCACGACTCCAAAAGAGAAGTTGGACGAGGAAGATCATAACGAAAATCAGCGTAAAATCGCGGCGCTGAACCCAAAGCACAAATTCGAACCATGGGTAGCGTCGATTTCCCTTGCATCTAAGAAAGCCCTGTGAAAGGATACAACTCATGACCTACTATCAAGTCCTGGCGCTCGTGGTGGCTGGCCCGATCGGGTTGCAAATGCTCCTGCATCTGGCAATGCTGTTTACAAAGCACGGCCAAAGCTTTAATCTCGCTCAGGGTGCCCTACTGTTAGTGTGCATCACCATTATCTTGCTTGCCTTTCTCGGGGCGAAGTGAGCTACTACATCAAGTACAAGGTAGTGGGGATTCCCCAGGAATTCCTAGCAGGACCCTATTCGTTTATCGACCTGGAATACCACATGCAAGACATCAGAGCATTCGAGAATGTCTATGATGTGTATGTAGATCTAATGACCAAAGTGGAGAATAAGGAGAACTACGGTGGCAATTAAGAGCATGAACAACTTCATCATTCTGCTCGGGCTATTCAGTGCATGTACAATCGATCCGAATTCCAACGAAGTTACCTGGAGCGGAATCCGGCCGGGGCCACGTACCTGCATATGGGGTGAAT